GTCATAGCCGACGAGATAGTTAGAGATGGGGTGATCGCCATAGCAGTAAGAGAGCAGTATCATCTCTGCGACGGCGATACCCCTAACCCTAAAGTAAAGAAGGTCATCTATGACTTAGTGGACAACAAGATCATAGATGGTGGTGGAGAACGATTCTACATTGTCAGAGCGCTCAAGGATAATCGCATCCCACTAGACACTAAATTCCAGATGGTAAGAGCTAACACAGCCTTCGAGGCAATGCAGGCTTCCTCAAAAGCCTTATGGCTGAGGAAGGACAAGACTCTCAGATGGGAGGCAAAGGAAGCCACTCTTGTCGAAGACTTATTCGATATCATCCACCTAGGGCCAGTAAGCGAAAACTAACACAAGCATCAAGATGAAGACGGCAACATCAACAAAAGAACTAAAGTGGCGTGGATACTCAGATGAGGGCGTAGAGATCTACTACGCATCAGTGGACAATGAGGAAGGCGAGAAGATTGCTGAGTACACCATCAAGATCTACGGAGCTAAGGGCCATCTCTACATGCAGCACACAGTAAAGGAGGCTGATGGGTGGCCACTATACGGAGGAGAATACCTCATTGACGACGCACGTAGATGGACCCTTGACTGGGCGAAGGGCGTAGCAGAGAAGCACTTCAAAGAGAATTACAAGCATGTAGAGCAATGAAACAGTCTCTGACCGACAGAATCGCCATGTGGTGCGTTAAAAACATCGGGGTGGATGGATGCCTCCACTTTATAGCAATCGCCTCACTGACGAAGATTGTGAGCCTCCTAGGGGGTATCTGGGTAGCTATCGTCATCTCTGCGGCTATCTCGGTAGCCAAGGAGATCTGGGATGCTAAGAGAGGCAGCTACTTCGACAAGAAGGATCTAGCCTGTGACGCGCTGGGCATTTTCTTCGCTCTCCTCATGTCCTTATAGATGTATTACCTTTGTGCCATAGATCCTGAGGAAAAGCCAAAGGACGCAACTCTATTATATAGAATATGGCAAAGAAGTATGTATACATTAAGGAAGAACCTATCAGCGCCGCAGGTCCTGATGGTACGACCGTGAGGAAGGAGGGATTTATCCCTACCAAGGCTGAGGATATCAAGGTAGAGCAGATCGACGAAAACGGAGCTAAGCTCAACCAAGAGTACTACCTGAGCTGGGTAAACCAGACAGGTGCTAAGCCCAAGCAATGGCCCGACGGTCGTCTCGGTCTAGTTGCCGAGATGGAAGATGATACAGAGAAGTACTGGATCATGGGACAGGACGGCAACGTCCGTGAGTATAAGAAGTACCCTGGTGGTGGTTTCTTTGTAGAGGACTGGAAGCGTAAGCTCGACCGTTCCTTCGGTATCACAGATGAGATGTGGGAGCGTAAGGATAAGAAGATCGACCTGATCCACGCGTTTATGTTCTTCGTACTTATCATCGTACCAGCGTTTGCAGTAGTAGGAAGCCTAGCGTGGTGGCTACACAACGCAGTAAACTAACAAGTATAGGGGTAGGCCTAGTGCCTGCCCCTAACTATTTAACAACAAACCAAAAATATTCACTACCTTTGTGATGCTATAATCATTTTAATAATCAAGTCAAGTATTGTAAGGGTCTATCCGGGAGGATCGGCCCTTATCTCGTTTAATAACACAGGAAATATGAGAAAGCTAAAGGTCAAGAAGACCAACCTTATGAAGATCATCGATGAGCTTCAGAACACAGTGGCGTGCTGTAGAGCTCTACAGATGAATGAGACAGACGAATGCGCCTATATGGGCGAGGAGTGCTTCACCTCAGAAGTGCTGCGCGTAACTGACACTGAGGATGAATGCTATACCTGTCTACTCACAAACAAGGATCTCTATGATGTCCTAAGAATCACCAAGCGATACCCAGAGACCATCTTTATATGGATCGAGGAGCTTCAGCTGTGGGGTCTCGTGATTCAGTCCTTCGGTATGCTATACAGTGGTGTAGAGATGTACGAGGTAGCTGAGGAAGGAGACGAGGATGTGATGGAGATAGAGTTCCCATTCCCCGGGGAGGATGACCCTGAGGAGGACGACGATGAGGAAGAGGATGAGGAATAATCCTTATCTTTGACCTGTCGTTACTGACAAGCTGTATCGCCAAGGCGACATAGTTGTGCTTATTATAGTTGATGGTATTGGGGGTGGCTTCTGATGAGGTCACCCCCTTATCTAAGAAAATCAGTAACATGAGTACAAAGCATAAGAAGAAAAGAACTAAGAATTACAAAGGCCCACCTATGGATAGAGAAGGAATGCGCAACGCGTTAGTCCGGTTGCTTATGATAAACAAGGCTAAGCATATCCTCCTCAACCTACCTACAGGCTTTGGGAAGTCCGCGCTGGCTATCGAAGTGATCAACTGCATCAAAGACATCAAGAGCGTGCTCTTGCTGGTCAATGAGGTTGGTCACGGCAAGAACTGGGAAGCGGAGTTTGAGAAGTTCCTGAGGAAGGAGGGAGTAGAATGCGAGACGTATTGCTACCACTCTATGCACAAGTTGGCTGGCAAGAGGTATGATCTCATCATCGCTGATGAGGCGCATCACCTAGTCACTGACAAGCGTAAGGAGGCGTTCATGGATCTCAAGTCCACCTATACTGTCTTCCTCAGTGCCACCCTCAAAGAGGACGAGGTACTTCTCCTCAGACACTTTAGGCCGGGACTCAAGAAGCTCAAGGTATCACTGAAGAACGCCATTAAGTCTGGTGTCTTACCGGAGCCTGAGATCTGGGTGATGCACTCTAGCTTGGACAACAAGGTAGCTAATCAGGTTATCAAGGTTGTACGTGATCCCAACAAGCCCTTCACAGTCAAGGCTGGCTACGACAAGAGGTTCTTCTGGCTGTCCAAGAAGCATAACCCATCAGCCAATGTGCTGATCAGCTGTACGGAGAAACAGTACTACGACTACATTGAGAGCCGAGTAAGCTGGGCTAAGGATAACTTCGACCAGCAGCCAACAGAGTACAACAAGCAGGTATATCTCAACGCTTGCATAGAGCGAAAGAAGGTCCTAGGAGAGATTAAAACATCACGAATCAAGAGTATCACTGATCGCATCCGCGCTAAGGGTAAGAGGTTCGTATGCTTCGTCTCCTCAATAGACCAGGCTGACGCTCTCAACTACGAGTGCAGCATCCACTCTAAGAAGAACAACAATCAAGCAACACTCGACAACTTCAATAACGGACAGACCGATGAGATCTTCGCTGTAGGTATGCTACAGGAAGGCTACAACCTCTTCGACTGTGAGGTAGGTGTTATCTCTCAGCTCGATGCAGGGGAACGAGGTGTGATTCAGAAGGTAGGACGTGTCCTACGACATGATAAGCCCCTTGTGGTTATCCTGTGTATCGACAACACCAGAGATGAGGACTTCCTCAAGTCGGCCCTTGAGGTTATCGGTGATAGCCAGAAAGTGTACCACTCAAAATGACAGACATTTCATTCGGACAAATCATATTCAATGACGCTTATCTGGAGAGCATAGGGCTCACCTACCAGGAGATGGCGCTACTCATGAGTAGTAGGATGCTCGTGGCACCTAAAGGTACCGGAGAGCACCTCTATAATGAGATAGGACATATTGTCAATATTGTCAAGGAAGGTGATGCATACTATGCAACAGCTGAGACTGACGCTATTATCTGGAAAGCTGTGAGGTTTGGCTCTAGGGAAATGGATGAGGTAGAACTCGCCAGAGAGCTTCTCTTCCACTACAAGCCAGGCAAGAGGGACAACATCGTCTCTCTCTCTTCCTCAATCCGAGCGTTCCGACAGAAGTACCCACAGATCTCTATATGGTCGCTCAGAGAGGCTATATCGAAGTACAGGAGTACTAGGACAACCATAGAGCCACTGCAGCTACATAAGGTAATAGCCCACGTAGATGCAGATATGAACTTCCAGAGCGTCATATACCACCACGTCAAGAATATCAGACACATATTAAGATGAGTAAGATACGATCTAGCGCCGAGGAGTTGCCACTAGCTAGACAGCTAAGGGCGCTCTACCCCAAGGGCAAGAGACCAGGCTACTCAGTGCCGTTTGCTGGGGCACCAGCGAACATAGCAATATCACTAACAAACTTCCGTACGGTCTTTGACCCCAATAGGGAGATTGAGGAAGAGGTCATCATCGAGGCTACCAAGAAGTACGTCGACTCACTGAGAGGAGACTGGACTTACCTGAGAGGCCTTGAGGACTTCATCTTCAGCTACGGAGGCACACCACAGAATCCTAAACACGAGTCCTACCTACTCAACTGGATCGAGCTCGGAGACGAGATGATCGTAGAAGAAGAGAACTGGACACAAACCCTAGTATAACAAACAGACAAACAAATGAAGATTTCAAAAAGCGTGATCAAGAATGGCGATGGCTATCAGGCTACCATCTGCCTTTACAGCGAGACCGATCCCTACGAACAGCCTGTATACACCCACTTCGTAGCAGAAACACCCAAGTCAGCCATCGTAGGAGCACGCCTCAAGATGCTCGCATTGTTCGAGAAGGCACAGAGCCGAGCCATCAATCAGCGTATCGAGGTAGGCGCTCTTCTCCTCAAACTAAACCCCAATGAGTACGGCGAAGAAGAAGTCACTAACGGATAAAGTCCTGGACCTCATTGGTGCAGCTCAGGCTGTAGATGATGTCCAGCAGAATATCATACCTTTGTCCTTCCAGAGGTTCAAGCGGAGCTTTCCTGGCATCCAGAGAGGAACGTATCACCTGATTACGGCTTACTCAAATGGAGGTAAATCACAGTTCACCTGTGCCTACTTCCTTTTTGAGCCCATCCTCAAGGCGTTCTACTCTGGTGGGCGTACCAAGGTCAATGTCATAGCATTTCCTCTTGAGGAGACGCAGGAGGATATTATGCTAAGATTCATCAGCTACCTACTCTATCGTAACATCAAGAAGATCGTCCCCAAGTCGGTCCTCAAAGGTACTCACCCTGAGAAGAAGATCGATGAGGAGACGAAGAAGTATATGGAGACAAGGGACTTTCAGTCCTTCCTCAGGTACTTTGAGTCTTGTATGTACTTCAGCACGGCTGATACGATGGAGGGGATAGAGTATGATGTAGACAGATACGCCGATATGCACGGCACCATAGAATATGAGGAGAAGGAGGAGACGGATGAAGTGACCGGGGTGATCACCACTACCAAGGTACCGGAATCCTACAAGATTGCAGACGACAACAAGTATGTGATCATCTGGATCGACCACCTCTCTCTAATCACGCCGAGCAAGGGTGAGTCTCTCAAGGCCTCTATGGACCGACTGAGCAAGTACCTGAAGAAGAAGGCAGCTAACTTCTACAAGTTCATACCTGTGGTGGTACAGCAGCAATCAGGGGAGAATGAGACGCAGGAAGCAGTCAAGGCTAAGCGTACTCGACCTACACGCTCAGGTCTAGCTGACACTAAGTACACATATAGGGATGCTGATGTTATGATGGGGATCTACTCACCAGCTGTACACGACATCCCTCAGTACGCAGGGTATGATATCAAGAAGTACAGAGATAACATCAGATTTCTATCAATCGAAAAGAACAGGGACGGAGAGGTTGGAAGTACGATCGGACTTATTTTCTGTGGAGCGATGGCCTTCTTTAAGGAGGCTAAGAAGCCGGAAGGTGAGGCTGGATATGTAGCTGACGACCTCAAACTAATAGAAACATTTCGTAAGTAATAAGCATGGCAAAAGCAATCATTGTCGCCGGTAAGACTGGTACAGGCAAGTCTTACTCAATGCGCAACCTCAGGCCTGAGGAGACGCTAATCATCAACGTCGTGCCACTCAAGGATATCCCTTTCCGTGGCTACAAGAAGAAGTTCAACACGCAGAACCGCAACTTCGTAGAGACTGATGACTACCATCAGATCATGAAGTTCATCGCCTCTACCAAGGCTGATGGTCCCCTCAAGCATATCAAGACCGTCGTCATCGATGATACGATCTACTTGATGCGTAACGAGAGCTTCAACACTATCCGGGCTGGAGAGAAGGGCTACGACAAGTTCAACCGTATGGCGGCGAACTTCCAGGAGTTACTCTACTTCCTCTCTAAGCAGCGTGCGGACCTGCAGGTAGTACTGATGATGCACGTAGAGAAGGACGACGACACTACCTTGGAATTTCCGGAGTACAAGCTCTCCTCAGTAGGTAAGCTCGTAGACAAGCAGTCTAACCCGCTGGAGCTTGTCACCGTCACCCTCTTCACTGACGTAGAGTTTGATGATGAGGAAGACGAACCTATCTATCGCTTCATCACACGCAGGACTAAGCGTCATGGCTTCACTATCCCAGCTAAGTCACCTGTAGGTATGTTTGAGGAGAGATACATCGATAACGACCTTCAAGCAGTCCTCGACATCTCACGTGAGTACTATGAGGAAGAAGGGACTATGGTAGAGCCTCCCAAGAAAGAAGAAAAGCCCTCTGCAGCTAAGCAGGCCAGGCCAGCCGCAGAGATCAAGTAATAACCATTAACAATTCATAAGCATGGCATCAAGAACAGAAGTAACAGCAATGCGCTGGATCCTCAAGGTCATCGAAGACTACAACGCTAAGGTAGCCGGTCTTGAGGAGAAGAAGACGGTAGTAGCATCTAAGTGCGAGGAAGAAGCTCAGCGTGCAGCACAGCGCGCAGCTGAGGCTGTACGAGCTCGCTACGCCAAGAAGCTCGAGGCTATGGGTGTAGAGGAAGAATCCTACAAAACGCTCATCGAACTAAACGCTGAGCACCTCAAGAAGCTCACCGGTGGTCTCAGCCCCAAGGAGTTCGCTGACCTCAGTCACGACGAACAGATGAAGATCGTAGTCGTCATCCCTAGCGAGGAAGACCAGGAGGAAGCTGAGGATGAACAGCCTAACCTCGATGCTCCTGAGGAAGACGAGACGCCAGATCTCGATCCTGAGGAAGAGGATGAAGACGACACCGTCCCAGTAGAGGATGCTGACACCACGGAGTTCGTCCATCCTGCAAGCTACGATCATGAGGAAGAGGACAAGGATCCCTTCTCCTCATCTATCGATGATCTCCCCTTCAACTAATCAAGAACCATTCATAACAACATAACAAGACAAGTATTATGGCATTTGCAAAAGGCGAAAACAATCAGTCGCTCTCCCTCAACTCAGAAGCACGTGATGTGTATGTAGGTATCACACCTGTACGTATCACCGCAGTCAACCCTACCAACGCTGAGCTCAGCGAGATCCTCGGTCGTAAGATCGAACGTGACGAGCCTAAGTACTCAGGTACCGCAGAGTACAAGGACGAGCAGGGCAACGTAGAACGCACAGTAGACTATGTAGACATCGTCTTCCACGTAGAGACGCTTGAGGAGATGACTGATGGGCGTAAGCTCAACTCTTCCATCCGCTTCCGTCTCTACAAGGAATTCTTCCAGTCTAAGGGCGACAACGGTAAGCCTATCCGCTATCAGGTAATCGACAAGTATGGTAACACCGCATGGGCTACGGCTGAGCAGGTAGAGGCTAAGCAGGAGGTCGTGTATGACAGCGGCTTCAAGGCTCGCATCTTCCCTGGCTTCCGTCGTGCTGTACGTGGTGAGGAAGATCTCGTGAAGTTCATCCGCACGTTCCTGCAGATCCCTGAGACACATCAGTATGACAACAACACGAAGCAGTGGCTCCCAATCGCCAACCTTCAGGAAGCTGAGTGCTGCATCGACGATATCAAGAGCCTCCTCGCTGGCAAGATGAAGGAGCTCAAGGGTATCGTCAAGGTAGGTGAGCTTCGTGCCATCAAGCTGATGTTTACGGCTCGACAGGATAAGGATAACCCATCGGTATTCTATCAGTCGGTCTACAATCGTCTCTTCTTCACGTCCTATGCTAAGTCTACCTATATCAACAAGCAGGTAGCTAAGCACATCGATGAGCTCGCTGCCTTCGGTGGGTCTATCAAGGATCAGTTCTCTACGGACGCTATCGCACCCTTCGCAGCTAACACGATCTCTACGTTTGCTACCACGCCTAAGAACGTAGGTGCAGCTACAGCAAGCAGTGCTGAGCTCTCCGGGGATGATGATCCCTTCGGTGGTGCTAGCAACGCTGATCCTCTCGCAGGCGGAGCTCAAGCAACTGGTGATGACGATCCCTTCGCTAATGAACCCGCTCCGTTCTAATGGCGTTTGGACTGGGAACAGCAGATGGTGACCGGTTCATAGATGAAGCTCGGGACCTCGCCATGCTCAAGGAATACCTTGGCGTGGAGAGGATCCCCTGCCTCATCAGATCTCCGATGAGACTAGATAGAGGTGCCTCCTTCTCGATCTTCAAAGGTCGAAAGGGAGGCATTCTTTATAAGGATCATGGGACCGGTGAATCAGGGTCTGTGTTAAAATTAATATCTTTGCTCACAGGCGAGACAAGAGCCAAGCTCATCGAGGACTTCGGGAACAAGACTATCAAGAATCACAACAGGTTACAGATGGAGGTTGTAGATCAGATCATAGACATATCAGTCACGACGCGCGAGTTTAGTGCGGTGGATGAGAAGTATTGGTCTGCCTATGGTATCACCACTAAGGACCTTGCGGAGTTCGGTGTGTATGCTGTCAAGACTATAAGTATCAACAAAGGCAGTGGATATAAGACCTTCCCAGCGGAGGTGCTATCCTATGCCTATGTAGAGAACAAGGACGGACGTATGCACATCAAGGTATACCAGCCGAAGAGTCAGAAACTCAAGTGGCTATCTAACACCGATGCTTCAGTGTGGAATCTGTGGACTCTCCTGCCTCCTCAGGGGAAGAGAGTCATCATTACATCATCTAGGAAGGACGCTATGTGCCTGTGGAAAACCTTAGGTATCCCAGCTACAGCTATGCAGTCTGAGGGCACCAAGCCTAACCATAAGGTGATGATGGATCTCTTCAAGCGCTTTGAGGAGGTGTACCTATTGTACGATAACGACTTCGAGTCTAGCGTCAACAACGGACAGCACTACGCTGCGGTGTTACGTGAGAAATATCCCAAGCTCATCAACCTGGTTCTACCTAAGGACTATGGATGTAAGGACCCCTCAGATCTTGCGGAGACCTATGGGGTGGATGTTATGGCCGAGGTTGTGCTGACACTAATGTATCATGACGGGAAACAAGAAGATCAGGGGAGCCTCCTGGACGGAGTACAAGGGGATCAAATTCCGTTCTAAGCTAGAGGAACGGTTCTTCAAGATATGTGAGAACCACGGACTCAATGTTATCCACGAGCCGAAGAAGATGACGCTCATGGAGAAGTTTGAGCCTAAGAAGGTGAACTTCCACTCATCGATGTACAAGATCGTGAATGTGGTAAGAGCCATCACATACATGCCTGACTTCGTCTATATGACGAAGACCCAGCTACACATCATAGAGTGTAAGGGCTTCGCCAATGACGTTTACCCTGTCAAGAGGAAGCTCATACTACAATACCTAGAACAGCTCAAGACAGATCTCGAGATTCACTTCTGGGAAATCAAGACAGTCAAAGACATCAAAGAATTTATAGAACACGTGTCGCACTCTACCAAGAGTGCGTGAATTGAAACATAGAATACACTAAGAACAATGAGTAACCATCCAGACTTTAGAGACCTTGCTTGGGACGTGAGCGAGGAAGTCTATCGTGCGGATCCAGCCTTGTCGTATAGTAAGATCTCTCGCTTCCTCAGGGAAGGTATAGGGAAGATCGACAACCTCGACGACAAGGTCACATCTGCATCCTTGACCTTCGGGTCCTTGGTAGACTGTCTCTTCACAGCGCCCGAGGAATTTCCTGAGCGGTACGTAGTAGCCAATGAGGACAACGTGCCATCAGGGAAATTGAAGGACGTGATAGACCTTCTCCTTTCCTCAACCACTTACGCTAAGGTGGTAGAAGTCCCTGAGGAAGAGATACACAAGGCCTGCATTGAGTGTAAGTACTACATCGATGATAGGTATAAGTCCTCACGACTGAAGAACGTACACGGCTGTGCTGAGTACTTTGACGCTGTAAGGAAGACCCAGGGGAAGAACATCATCACACAGGATCAGCTAGACAAGGCTATGGCCTGCGTCAATGCCCTACGAGCTAATACAGGCGTATCAAAGCTCCTAGAGGTACCTGTGTTCGATGGTGAGGTCTTCTACCAGCAGAAGTTCACAGCTAAGATGGGCCGTGTAGGATTACGCTGTATGGCAGATATCATCACTGTGGACCACGCTAAGAAGTTGGTAAGGATCATAGACCTCAAGACCACCAGTAAGGTCGAGGATGACTTCCCAGAGTCAGTTATCGAGTGGAACTACGGCATACAGGCTCAGATGTACTACGACATCATCAGGGCTAGGATGAATCAGCACGAGCAGTTCAAGGACTACGAGCTTGATGACTTCCACTTCATCGTGGTGCGTAACAACGGCACACCACGACCTCTAGCATTCAAGTTTGAACAGACAAAGGGTGGCAAGGTTGGATATACCATAGGAGACCACAGCGTACCATCGTGGCGCAAGGTAGCCGCAGAGCTTGAATACTATCTCTCCTCAGGCGTTAGACACTACAAGGAGATCAACGCCGAGGAAGTGAACTCTATTGAGAACGTCTATGCGAAGAGGCTATAAAGCATCCACCGTTGTGATGACGGCAGAGAAAGGTCCTATACCATTGAGGGACGCTAACGGCTGCACCTTCCTTACTGAGGAAGGGCTACGTAGAGGGCGTATTATGTATGGGGAGCCTACACGACTCAAGACTTGCTCCTATGTACCTATCCCTATGTTGGGATCAGTCCAGACACCTGTGGCAGTGATGCCTGAAGAGATTGAGGAAAGGCGTGATGGTCTTTTCCTTCCTTCTTTTTCTTCTACTCTTCCTCTTTCCTATCTGATGATTGAGAGAGAATCTGAGAGGGAGTGGTTTGCCTATGGTGTTTTGGTTGGGGTGCATAGGCGTGAGGAAAGGATGATGACAGACACACTAACCATCTTTGATGAGCGTGCTTTCAGCAAGTTGCAGAAGAGTGCGCTACTCTACATCAAGGAAGGCCAGAGGGGCTTCCGTGTCCTTAATACCATAGCGGTATCTAATAGGGGCGATGTGATCAACAGCAGTCAGGTATCAGTTAAGCATAAGGTTGCGTACTTGCGAGGCCTGATGTCCGGACTGACCAAGGAGATCACTAACACCTACAACGATCACGCAGTCATATACAGGATGGCAGATATGTCCGATGAGGAGATCAGGATGTCTTGTGTGTCTGGCATGTGGTATATAGGGCACGGTCCTTTCGGGCCTAAGTTCATCCCGAGACTACAGGAGAATGACCTTGCGGTCAAGAGGATCCTGGAAGATAGGGAGTGGGATAATGTGTGTAACGTGTACTTCCCGGGTACAGATGAACCTATACGATTTGCCGCGCGCAACGGTATTGCTTTACGGTCTATGTCAAAAGAAGACGCATTCAGGGAATAAGGTAAGGGGGACCAGTTGCAGCTGATCCCCCTTATTACCCCTATATAGTACAATCAAAGAAAGAATAGAAATACTAAGAACAAAACAAATATAAGTGCAATGAAAACGATCCGCAATTTTATCTTCACTCGAGAGAAGAAGGCCATCACGAGTATCACACGCAAGTATGAGCAGCGTACTATCCTGGATCTCAAGGTCTCAAATATCAAGGTCACAGGTTTTCTCTATGAGGAAGAGACAGTATGGTTCGGTGGTCTCTTCTCCTCACGCCACTTCCGTAAGGAGATTGTAAGTAACCTGCCAGCCTCAGTAGCCCTGGGTATGGAGCGTATGGGCTATGAGATGCTCATCAGAGATATTGAGAACGAGCTGGACGAGGAAGCCTTCAAGTACCTGAAGAAAGGCTACGTGCGAGAACCCTACGACAAGCCTGAGGCTAAAGGGCACGAGGGCTTCCACGTAGAAGCATGCTAATCAACAACTAATAAGCAACGACTATGACTATCAGAGAACAGATTTACGAATCCAAGGTACGAGTAACGACAAGCAAGCGGTACATTGAAGACCCCAACGAGAGAGGTCTTGAGATCGAACTCAAGGACTTAGACTACTGGGATGATGTTGAGGATCTCCTAGAAGAATACTATGGGGATGATGAGGAAGGAGAACTCGAGGTTAAGATCCTTGAGGTAGAGGGCATCGATGATGACCGCATCTACAAGGAGGGCAGCAATGAGATACATGAATCCTTCTTCACGACTAAGGATGCATTTGACGAGCTCGATGAGGACCTACATGAGGCCTTTGAGGCTTACATCTGCAACTACCACTTTAACCCATGGGAGGTAGATACAAGCGACTCAGCCAGCTTCGAGGACCGATACAAGGGACAGTACTACAGCGAAGAAGACTTTGCTGAGGAGCTAATGAATGAGTGCTACGGTGAAGAGATTGAGAGGGTAGAGAGCATCTCACCATACTTCAGATTCGACCTTGACGCTTTCGCAAGAGATCTCTTCATCAGTGACTATACATACGTTGATAACGAAGTAATTGGCAAGCCAGGCTTCGTATTTTCAGACTACTAATATGGACGGAGGATTAAGACGCGCGCGACTATACGTCACGACACAGCTCATTGCTATGCGCAATGATGACACCAAGAAGTACAGCATCGGTAAGTGGACCACGCCAGGTAACTATGACTCTGTAGAGGAGTATATGGCTGCCTGTAAGGCTCTCTTCCCTAAGGAGAGGAATCCAGACATCCTCTTCCTCAAGACCTCTAACTTTCCTCAAGGGCTTATCTGCGAGGGAAGACTCTCTCAGGCCTTCTACAAGGTCCACAGAGACCTCCTTGAGGAAGAGCTGGAGGATTACCTTATCTGGGAGGAGTGGGCCAACAGAGGCTGCAAGAGAGGACCAGGAAAGCCTTACGACTGGCCTATGTATGTCTGCGAGCCTGCACTATTCAGAATGCAGCTGGTAGACAAGGGGTATGCAAACCTTGAAGACTTCATTCACGGCAACAAGAGCTGGATGGATCATCGCTTTCCTCAATTCCAATTCCTGCCGTCAGAAGCTATGGCTGAGGAAGAGGCAGTGAAGGCGTGCTATGAGGCCTACAAGGGTAGGATCTTCCTCAAGCAGCTAGATGTACCAATCGATATTAAGTAAAGAATATGGGAGTAACAATGACAGATGGACCGCACTACTATAATGGTGCGAAGTTCACAGTGCGTATGGATGTAGGCTACGAAGTATGCTGTTCAGAAGGCAACTTCAAGGATGCAACAATAAACGCTAAGATAGAATACAGCAAAACAGCAGAGGAGTTAAAGGCCTTAGCTGACCAAGGAGATACGAGCTGGTGTCCTGTAGAAGGGGCTAAGAGTTGGGAGGATTGTCAGGTCATCCTTGTCAAGATGGTCCAGGAGAACCTAGTAAACTTCTACAACGAGGCTGATGGTCTTGGAGCTGAGGACGCAAGATCCTTCGTATCAACAGTGACAGAAGAGTACTCAGACGAGAGCACTATCTTCTACCACGCCTCATACGACAGAGAGACAGAGGTAATAGATATCTTCGCTGGAGGAGACGAGATCACTGCAGACCTGTTTGATGAGAATATGGTAGAGGATCACATCATCATCACAAAAGAATCATTCAAGAAAGAACAATGACAAAGACATTAAGAGAAGAGACCATCACACTAATAGCTAGGAAGATAGAACTAGAAAGTGGGAAGATGATCTATAAGGAGAAAGAGTTTGCCATAGGAGAGATGACAAGGGAACAGTTTCAAAAGCAGCTCTCGGAATTTCTGTCTGATGGGTGGGAGAAGCACTCTATAGGCTTCGATATACCAGCTACGCTCATCAACTGGAATAGCGACTACATCATAAAAGGCGACTTCTTCAAGGCTAAGGAGATACTTGAAGAGGAAGCATTGCTAGCCTATGAACTATGGCTTCTTACAATGCAAAACGAGTTCGGGCCGAAATGGGATGTAGGATTAGAGGAGTTCGAAGAGCAGTACTACGGATGCTTCGACACTCTCGAGAACTACGCACAGCACATGATCGAGGAGTGGGATAAGTCTAACTTCATCCCCATCCAGCTTAGCGGTAAGATCAAGCCAAGCGACGTACTTATTGATAGTTACTACATGAAAGAAGTGACTGTCATCAAGGGGCCAAGCCTCAAGGACTCAGATAAGGATGTGGTGTATATCCTTCATTCTGAAGAGTACTATGACCGAATGGATCGGTAAATACTAAGCAACAAGGATATGAATAAGATAAAGATAGCAACAGTACCTAAACCGCTTGAATGGCGGAGAGGCTATAAGACAGCGGTCTTTACGAAAACTGAGATCTTTAGAGCCATAAACACTGAGCTATCAAAGAACGTATGTTCATACTATCAGATAGAAAAAGATAGCAAGACAGGCATCCTATACCTCAGCGTCGTAGTGATTGATGAAGAGGAAGAACACGAGTTTGATCCCTTCGCGAATTCATACGATATAAATGAGCTAATGGAGATAGCTGAGCAATGTCGACTTAGGTGTCTCGGAGGCTTCACGTGTGGACGAGTAAGTCAGGCTGAGATCTTAGAGGATATGATGCCACCGCTGAACTGGAAGGATGTAGAACTGCCAACTATGTCAGGCTTGAAGTCGTGCATATACGCAAAGATCCTAAGCCTGAGCAAGGACGGCGAGCTGTACTTCCTCATCTCCCAGGACCCCACAGGAAGGTGTTACCTAGAGATAACGTGCTGCCTAGACTCAGAGGACACGGTCAAGGAAGTCATCTATACCGACAACGACGTAGAGATGGTCAAGGACTTTGCTAAGCGATACAGACTGTATCAGGTAGCAAAGGGTCTTACCGGAGGATAATCACTTGAGGAAGGGAGAGTAGGTGGAAACATCTTTCTCTCTTCCTCAACCACTATAACCAAGATGGAACAAGAAAGAGATATACTATTTGGTGGGTACAACGCCAGGAATGAGTGGGTCACTGGATCAGCTTGCCATGATGATAATGGCACCGGATGGCTGATATTAGGTCCATACATGAGCGAGGAAACAGATGTGGAATGCGTAAGCTACGTCTATCAATACACAGGTATAGACCTCAAAGGCAAGCTCGTCTTTGAGAAGTGCAGGATAGTAGGTGGCTATCAGTGGATGGATAGAGATGGTACAGCGATGTCTAGAGAGATAGATGATGTCGTAATATTCTCTAGAGGATGCTGGGTACTTGAGAGCACAGGTGAGAGCCTATACGATCTACTTAACAATGACCAGCTGTACTGGGATGCAGAGGTGTTAATGCCGGAAGAATGAAGGAGATAGAACAAAATATGAGATTTGACGGTGAGCTTCTCACTGTCAAGGATGATACAGGTACTACCTCGGTACCGGTAGAGAAGCACGGAGACTTCTACTATCTGCCGAAGAGATACCTGTATGGATTCTGTGTAGCTATAAGTCATGATGCGATATACTACTGCAGAGATTCTAGGATAATGTCACAGGATAAGCTGACAGCTGAGAACCTGAGGAACGCCAAGGAATCCCTAGTAGATAAGATCATGACTACTATAGCAGAGAAATTACTAAGCTAAACAACAAGACAACTATGTATACAAATCGAAAATTTCAGGCTTACCCAGACGCTAAAGTCTACGTAGTGCCATACGAAGAGTTCCAGAAGATGGATCTCAACGACACCGAGACTAAGCATACGTGCGGTCAGTGGGTAAACCTATGGGAATGGCCTAGCATCGAAGCATTCTACAACCACTGCGCTCTACTACACTACGGATACGAACGAATACCACCACGGATCATTTCCACTAGCGATATGCCAGCGTTCTTCATGAAGAACTTCAAGCTGCGACCTGAGTTCTTCGAGATCAACCAGAGCCTCTCAAGGTGTCACACCGAGGCATACGAGTTCTGGGTAGAGACACAGATGGAGCACTTCAAGGGGAATGAGGAGAAGGTAAGACTCGATATCGACTCATTCTGGGATAACCACCTGGGATCCTACAATAATGTAGAGGACTTCGCAGACTCAGTAGAGTCGGATCCTATCAGGTACGAACTTGACGTGGATGTCACCGGGATGACCAAGGAGGAGATACTCTCCTCAGAAGAGTTTATGAATTGCTTCGTCTACGGAGGAGAGTACAACTACTTCTTCAAGAAGCCTAACTGGTAAGAATATCTCTTACCACCATACTAACTATAAATATATATACAAGAAGAGGGGAAGGTACTGATTATCAGCGCTTTCCCCTCTTTTTTTTTATACAGCATTGTATAAAGAATCTGAATTTACTATACAGCATTGTATAAAATCCAAATACTTTCATTACCTTTGCAGTACAGAACGATAACAACAGATAGATATGGCAACTCCAAGATGTCCATTCGCCATGGATTTAGCCCTTGAGGCAGAATTTCAGAACAGGTATAGGTACACCACACAGAAGGATCTCCACGTTGTAACAGGCGAGGGAGAGATGACTGACGTGGATCTATCCGTCAGACAGAAGGAGATGGTAGATGTCTCACAGCACGTGCGTGTCTACCCTAAAGGCTTTCAGGTAATGTCAAGGCTGTCACCATCAGCGCTAATCATCTTCGCAAGGCTCTCCCAGGGTCTTGATGAGGAGAACTGTGTAGTGCTGGACGCAAAGGTTATTTCTGAGGAAGAGGGTATTGCTCTCAACTCTGTGTATCGTGGCTTGCGTGAGCTGATTGAGAAGTCTGTAATTTCTCGCCGGCAGATACGCCGTTACTGGGTTAATCCTCTTTTTATGTCCCGAGTTAACCGAGTACGGCTTTATCAGGCTTACATGCGTGACGTGGTGGATCCTATTGAGGAGGCTACGAATATCTCTCTTGAGGAAGAGGTAGGCATTGTACCTGTGCTTGAGGAAGAGCCTAAGGACGCTATCGTTGTTGCCCTTATTCCTCAGGAGCTTGTACCGCAGAGTATTGACGTGCAGGTTATCAATACTAACGAGAACGGCTATACGTATGTAGCGACTACTGAGCAGACCTTGAAGGGTTCCCCGACCCTTAGCGCTTCTATACGTCCTTACCGTTTAGATAGGAAACGTTACGACCTTATGCCTTCTTCTCTTCCTCAACCGGCATCATCAGTTAAACCCCATATAGTAGAATCATGATCATCTTAGAACCATCAGTCTCCCTGTACGAGTGTGGAGACGATTTAGAGACTCATATCGCACGATGTGCGAGCGTGTGCTACGATTCCTCACCGAAGGATAATAAGCGTCTCTGCGAGCATTTGTGGCGCTCTGGGCATAGGTCTATGTTCCGTCACACCACCAGGTATTACCTTATACCCTCAGAACACGCTCACGTAACAGCGCGCCTCAGTCAGTTTACGCATGTAGTCTTTGAGCATGTTAGCCTTGGCAGGGACCTTAATGGACAGGCTGCATTTGGCGTAATAGCCTATGTAGCCAGCAATGGTCAAGCCTATGAGGAGAACGACAAGGAGTACCTACGTGAGGAATGGAGGATCCCTGCAGAGAAAGCACCTGAGTCTATCCGCAGGTATACCATAGAGTGCGTCACCTCTATCGATATCTCGCGAGAGCTGAATAGGGTATCACCTAACGCCATCGCAGAGAGCAGCACGAGGTTAATAATCTACGGCACGAAGAAACGTCCAGACCTACCTATACTCAAGACAGTGTTTGCCGATGAGGACCCTGAGCGCTGGGAGGATAGCCTGAGGAAGTTCAAGATAGACGAGGAGTACTACTTCTCTCTCCTCAAGAAAGGATACCCAGTAGATTACGCCAGGAAGCACCTCCCATTAGGTACGGCAACAAAGGTTGTCTACACTTACACCAGGCGAGAGTGGGACGAGATCTTCCGAAAGCGTGTTGATGGAGAGACCGGAGAACCACACGCAGATGCCAAGGATGTGATGACCAAGGCAAGGGATCTCCTAGATAAGCAGTAACTTAGGGGTGCGTACTTTCGGGTGCGTACCCCTTCTTTTTGGGATAGAATCACATATAATATAGACTATGCATTGTAGAATACTGAGTCCTGAGACACACGACGAGATCAAGAGATTGATCAACGAGTCTGAGTATGAGGGGCAAAAAGGTATGAGTCCAATCAAGCACCTGGCCGACAAAGTAGATAAGGTCCAGGCGCTTATTGCTTATACCGAGATGACACAAGGGTACGAGTTCACTGATAAGCAGCTTACTCAAAAAAGCACGATCCGTATCCTTGAGCGTAAGTTCCAGGAGCTTGTCAAGAATAACGAGGAGGTCGATGCGGTACTTGATAAGATCGGGAAGATGGATCCTAAGGGTAGACCTATTCAGGAGACCGAAGGATATAAGGCTGTCATGTCTTACGTGCCACACTATATCAATAACGCGCTGGAGAAAACCGCCTACGAGTTCCTAACTCAGGATGCTATAGGCAAGATCAACGACCTCAACTCGGCTATCCTCCTTCGTATCCTTGACAACGTTTACAAGAAGCGCGCGAGGTATGCCATGGATAGGACCGATCTTGAAAAGAACATCGCGCGAGTCGCCAAGATTATTGAGTCAGGATTCAAGGGGTTCCGTAAGTCAGATGGGAGCGTCGACACAGGCGCTGTACTCAACGAGCTTATCAAGAACGGTGATGGCAAGACGAGGCTTAGTGACGACGCTGTAGACAGAATAAAGGATGAGTTCGTCGATGTCGCTACCAATATGGTCAACGAGGCAATGAAGGCTAAGATGCCAATCATCGACGTGCTTCATAGCCTGGCTGGTAATGGTGAGATCAGGATGCTCTCTGTTGCCGAACGCAACGCTATGGGTGTTGTAGACTCAACTATCTACTCGCTTATAGCATCAGAAGCTAAGAACATGGTGGATAAGGGTGTCAGGGTACTTCATGACGCATCAGTCCTTGGCTACCGACAGAATGCAGACGCTACCGCACGTGCCCAGGAGAGTAGGGCAATAAGAAAGGAACAGAGAGTCCTTACAGATGTTGTCAAGGGCGTTGTCTCTTCTCTCCTCAAGGACGATGGGTGGTTCCTCCATGACTTCAAGAGTAAGGAGTCTAAGGAGACCTTATACGCTATGACCAAGGCCGCTATCAGCAATCGCATTGACAAGGCTGAGCACATGACTAAGGATGTCATCATCGATAGAGCACTAAGGAATGTAGGCCTTGAGGACAAGGCGATCTTCTCTGAGGCGCTCAAGAGGGACTTGGTGTTCAACGCTCCTAATGGGATACTCGATAGGACGACCCTTGACGAGGCCATCATCAAGGCTGTAGATCTTCAGGACGACCCAGAGATATCAAAGCAGCGTGACGCTATCATAGAAGCCGTAGCGGCCGCCTACGGCGTTGTGATGAGCGAGAGGGATGTATTGAATAGGATATCCAAGAATATTGAGGCAGACGAGAAGATGTTCCACCTTGCCACCAACAAGGTTGCGAGATCTATCCTTGGCTCTACTATCGCTCTTGAAAGGATCAACGAGGCTGAGTCGCTTGAGGATGCTGATGAGGTAGAAGATGGAGATGACGACCTCTATGAAGGTAATCTCTTTGACGACCTCTTCGATGAGAAAGAGGGAGACCAGGTAGAGGATTCTGAGGAGACAGGAAGTTCTGAGGAAGGAGATGATGGGGAAGATGTAAGGTTCTTAGAGGCTGAGGAGAAGTCAGTAATGTCGACTATCACCCCGGCAGTGAGGGCTATGTTCTCAGTTATCGAGGATGTAGATCTTGACGGCAAGCCTATCACAGACTCATTTGGGTACACTAAGTTTAAGTCACTTGGTGAGACCTACAACACCCTTGCCTCTCTTATGGAGAGCATTGAGAACAGTGAGGATATGCTGGAGCGTCTTGAAAACATGGAGGTCGTTGAGCCATGGATAAAGCAGCTACGCCCCTACATAGACTACAGGAATGAGTCTGGCGCTAAGCGTAGGAGGATGAAGGCTATGGCCTCACAGCTCTTCTCTGCTATCAATAAGATCAGGATAAAGTATGCCGTGAGAAATGATCAGGGTCTTGTCTACATGACGGATAGGTCTTCAAACCTTGATGTCATCAGTAAGTGGGCAAGCAAGTTCACGGAGGCCTTTGGCGTGGATGGCCTAACTCTGTCGGTTGAGGAGATAGACAGGATCGCTACAGAGGTAGATCAATCTATGATAGAGCTGGTCGGTCTAGATTTCAGCATGGATAGCGGACTTCAAATGACGCTTAAAGATGCCGAAAGACTCATTCGGTTGCAGGAGCGTGTATCTAAGCTACTACAAAAGTTCGGCATCTTCGTTGAGCCGAGGATGCTATCTATAGAGTGGACTAAGGCAGCTCAGACAACAAGAGGATACAATAATTCGGCGAACTCTATGCCCCCAACAGGGAATAGGAATCTTTCGGGATCACGTCACGACATCCTCACCATGCTGAGATTCTCTATGGCTGAATACGCGCAGAACCTGAGGACCCTCGCTGCACAGATGGGTGATGGTAAGAAGTTCACGCTGAAGTCGCCAATGGACTTTACGAGAGACTCAAACCTTACATACGTCTATAATAGCCTAGCGAAGATTAGCGCAGCATTCTACACAGGGGTATTAAGCCATGACACTACCGGGACAAGCGTAGAGGGGCTCCTCTTTGCCTCAAGCCTCGCACCATCGTATCGTGATATGGCATTCCAGGAGCTACAGTTTAGAGGCAACAACAGGCATCCAAAGATCGTAGATACGATACAGCGCGAGTACCTTGACAAGGACGAGATCTACAAGAATCAAGTTACGTTAAAGGGGATACAAGGGGTTTATCATACAGCTAACGCCTTCCTCAACGACGCTTATGCGGCCAAGAGTTTTGTGTCCGGGCTATTCTCAAGGAAGCGAGTTGTTGTGCATAATGGGCGCAAGATGAATAAGTGGAATAGCAACGAGCTTGCTAACCTCTACTATGATTCCCAGAAGGACATGGACAATGCTTACTACTGGGCCCATCTACCTGTGGCTGCAGAAGCATCTACCCTTGAGTTCGTTAAGGTGAGGAGACTCGACCCCATGAAGCAGGACAAAAGTGGGAAGTATGTAGATAGAGACTATGCGATAGACCACCTTACCATGCTAGCCTACAATGAAGCCAGGAGAGCCCAGCACGTTCTCTATGGCAAGGACAAGGCTATGGAGATTGGTAAGAGGGATAGCATGGCTCATAGGTTTGTCTCGCTACCCGGGCTAAATGACTACACAGCGAAAATCAATGGTGTTGAGTACAACATCATGGGTGCTATGATAGATAAGGAGCTCAATGATATTGACAGGGTACACTTTATCCATGCGTACAACAGGGATCATAACACGACCTTTGAAAAACTTGAGGAGGTGCTCAGGCATGAGGTAGAGCTGCAATTCAATCAGGAGGTACAGAATGAGGTGCAGTCCTGGGATGAGTTCGACCTTGACCATAAGGCTAAGGGCATAGAGCAGTACGCGCTTGCCTTTAATGGTGTGTTCTGGCGAATCCAGATTGGGCACCTGCTCTATGGTGACAAGGCTGTACTTGGTAGTATGGTCAATGAGGTAAAACGTGCCAAGCAAGCACAAAGTAATATTCAGAGGCTTGACCTTGAGAAGAATGCTGTGAGGCGCACTGTGGTCATCAATGACCGTATGGCTGATAGACTGACCAAGGAGATCAAGGCTATCCTCGATAAGAAGCTCGAGCTAAAACTTATCACCCAGGCTGGCTACGATGCTTCACTCAAGGCGTACAGTAAGATCACGGCTACTGACGGTCAGGCCTGGCTATCGCCCTCGGGCTATAAGCGTATCCTTGAAGGCACCGGGCAGGGCTATACCGATGGAGCTATCGAGGCTCTTGAGGAAATGGCTAATGCTATCAAGGAGGGTCGTGAACCTGATTACAGCAAGATCAAGGATCACCGCTTTAACGTCATCAAGAGCCTGTACTACGGTGATATCCATGTCAAGGACGGAGATAGGGACACCAAGGTCATCCAACAGTACAAGCACTCTGAGGCTCTCCTCACTGGACTTAATGAGGAAGGCATATCGTCTCCCTTCCTCAATGCGCTTGTGAAGTTCATGGAGGATAACCAGATCGATGCTATTGAGTACGACAGTGCATCTAAGGTGGGTAACTACGCTACCGTGGACTTAGACCTGAAAGACCTCTCACCTGTGAAGTACGAGTTTAAGGTCAACGGCAAGAGTAGGTCCATCACAGCCGCTAGTCTTGAGGAGTTCAATGAGAAGATGGCTGAGTATGTAAAGAAGAAGGAGCTATCTGAGGAAGAGGCAGAGAAGCACAAGGCTGAGTTCTCAAAGATGATCACTAATGAAATCTCTGAGTATATCACTGGGCAGCTTGCAGAGTCAAGCAATCAGGTAGAGATCGATGGTAGGAAGGCGTGGATAGTGGATAGAGACCAGGATGGTCGTATCAAACTCGACGACAAGAAGGTCAAGGATATGCCATACAAGTACTATGGGATCCAGACCTCAACACCCCTGCACTCTTTCAATACGTGGCAGAGATTAGGTACCCAGCTGAGGAAGATCATCACGACTAACCTCAAGAACCTGGACACCTTTGAGGTTGCCGGTACGAAAGTCTATGGCTACCAGATCAAGGCAGCTATCAACGAGATCGTAGGTCAGCATGCTATTGATGAGTTCGTGAAGTCTGGTATCGAGATGAACCCTGACAGCGAGAAGATCAACAAGAAGAGCGTCAAGAGCTACAATAAGCGCTTTGACCGCCTGAGGAGACAGATACTCGATGCAGTGAGAAATAGTGACTACTACGATCCAGCGAGCGAGGACTATCTCCAAGTAGAGGTGGACGAGTATGGTCGTAAATATTTCACTAACGACATCTACGATCCTTCCTTCCAGGATGCTCTGCACTCAGCATTCTACGCGATGGCAGCTAAGAAGATCTATAGGATGATGGTCCCCGGTGGATCCCTCATCCAGATGAGTTCTGCTGAAGCGTCCAACGATCTGAAGGTGAAGTACAAGGAGGATGGGTCTATCGACTACGTCCCCGTGCGTGTCACACCTCACTCTAGTGAGATCCTTGAGTATGCTAATGACAAGGGTGAGATCGACATCAAGAAGATTGAGGCTGATGGTAGAGAAGATCTCCTTGAGCTTGTAGCTTACCGTATCCCTACTGAGTCTAAGTACTCAGCCTTCCCTCTTCGTATCGTAGGCTTCCTACCTCGCGTTGCTGGTGGTGTTATACAGGTTCCTCATGAGTGTATTGCTCAGGCAGGCTTTGACTTCGACGTCGATAAGCTCTTCTTCATGAAGAAGGATGCCGGTCCCGGCAAGAAGAAGATCGCAGAGATCAAGAAGAAGTACGATGAGCAGGTACGTCAGGCTAGGATTGAAGGAAGAGATGAAAAGAAGATTAAGAGGCCTGCAGTCCTTGACCTCGACTACTCAGCCGCAGAAGTCTTCAAAAACGAGGGTGTCAACACTAATGGACTCAACCAAAGGCAGAGGACCAATGTGCTCTTTGATATCATCAGAGGCGTTCTGAGGAGCCCACAGGCTGCCTTAGAGATGGCTCAGCCTGGTGGTTACGATGGTGTGAAGAAGGACTTGAAGATCGGCTACATCATCAGTAATATAAGCAAGGCCAAGCTAGAGGAGATCCTTGAGCAAGTCCTCGATGAGAAGGAGGACAAGAAGATCGGTGACAAGGTGATCTTTGAATACCTGCATAACCTCGACCTTGACAAGATCAATAAGATCGTAGACATCTTTAGGTCGGGCAAGAACATCGCACTCTCTGAGGTGGAGATGGAAATGCAGAGGCAGAACAAGGCTGGTCTTGGTCTTGTCGGTGTCTTCGCTAATGAGAACACTGCTACAAGCGTCTTCCAGCAAGCAAAGCTCCTTGAACTCAGCAAGTCGATTAAGATAGCTGGCAAAAAGTATCAGTCACTAAATGACATGACTGGTAAGGATGAGACTTACGTGTCTCGTATCCTTGAGGAGTACAGTGCTGCGTCTGTGGACAATGCTAAGGACCCTGTCATCGGTCTTGCTGACATTACTATGGATAATGCCTCTATCATCGCCACCCTGGTGAGAATGGGTGTTCCAGGCGACATCATCGGCCTCATCACAGCCACACCTCTGTGGAAGCATATTGCTAACCTCGAGGGCGATGAAGGACGATCACAGGCTCTCTTCAGGGCATTAGGTCAGGGCGGATCGATCGACAGTAATAGATCTGTAGACGTGTCTATGGATGACCTTATCGAGTGTTCTAAGTTTGAGACGCAGGCCCTCATCAGAGCGGCGCTCAACGCGACTGATGATAAACTTGTAGAGGCTTTCGGTAAGCTGGACACTAGGACGAAGGAGTCCGTCAAGCGTGTTGCTAGCCTCCTCATAGACGTGGTGAACGCAGCATCAGAGATCAAGGACCTTGTCTTCCAGAGTAAATCTGATGTCTCCTCAAGTGGACCTAAGGGTGGTGTCAATGAGTCTGTCTTCGCTATGGTCAAGTCTATCGACCAGATCGAGCGCGCGCAGAACCACAGGTATATCAAGCACGAGGGTATCATCGTACCGCTTAGGTCTCTGCCTGGTCTTAGTCCAGACGCTACAACAAAGACCTTCATAGAGCAGAACAAGGGTGGGCACTTCTATAAGATGTACCTGGGCCTTGGTCTTTTCGGGACGATGTACGCGGAGTCTGTCTACAACCCTAAGGTTTCGCCTATGTTTGCTCTCTCCATCGTAGAGACAGCTAGAAGACTCGGTGTGAAGCCTACTATGGACTTCACGAAGAAGTTCCTCTCTGCATACGATCAGTATGTAAGCTCAGCTATCACGACCTACTCTGAGGATGAGCAAGAGAAGAACGTCCTGGCGCAGGAGATAATAACCAAGTTCCCAGACATCTTCAATAGGACCGCGCCAGAGTCACTGAAGAAGATAGTAGCCCTCGGCAAGGAGACCATCGTACCTGTTCGTATTAACAATCAGTGGCAGACGAGGAAATTCCAGACGCTGGTCTTCAAGAGCCTTGGTACGCCCAGTGAGGAGAAGGCTATGGCTAAGGCTACAGCTGCCTTTGAGGATATCATCGAGCAGGCGCACAACACTAGGCTGACCGGTGTAGAGCGGGCTAAAGCCCTCAGAGACTACGAGCTCCTCAAGGGTCTTGCTCTGTATGCAACCTATATGAGTGGTAATCCGAATATGAAGGCTATGCTACAGGCTATCCCTCAGTCGGTGAAGGCTCTTATGATGGGGCGTAACGCGATGCTTGAGAGGATCAAGTTCGATGCTCTTGAGCTGAGAGCTGGTCAGGAGCTCGATACTGAGTTCACGCACCAGTTCATGGCTAACTACGTCAGAGAGAACATCAAGAAGATCGGTCACGTCGTATCACAGAAGGACGCTGAGGCTCTGATGCAGTCCACAGGAGGTGTAGTCCCTGACTACATCATGGTGAAAGGTGAGAAGAGAGAGCCTGTCTATGTCATCGCAGACGAGAATCAGCCTAACCGTGGCATCATCTATGTCCAGGGTAGAGACAGCAAAGCGAGTGCGGAGGATACCGTCTACACAAGGATCACCCCAAGGGGTATTGTGACAGAAGACGGAACGCTATACAACGACTATAGGATGGATGGAGGTTATCTACTACCTTCGTTCCAGAATGCACAGCCTGAGAAGCTGAACATCACTCGATTGGCCGGGTATGGATTGATAGATCCATCAGGCCCATTCAAGGCCAAGGCCCACTCTGAGGCTGTTTCATACTTCTCACTCTTTGGGGTGATAGCAAATCAGGAGGAACAAGAAAAGAAGAAAGAAAATAATCCATGTAGACCATAATGAGTAAGTCATGTGTAATGTACCCAACGGTTAGCACGCCGCATGGGGAAGAGAGAAGTAAGATGTTCATCGAGCTTGGTGAAGTCTTGCAAGATAGGAATGCCACTGTGGATGCCTACTATGCATCTATCAGCAAATGGTTTGAGGACTATGGGCATGACCTAAAGAAGAACGATCAAGGCCAGTGGTCAGGACGAGATGTCCTGGCCCTGACCCCGGTCGGGGATATGTTCCCAGCAAGTATGTATGGTGACTATATGGTCCGTACGTATGCAGGTGAGCAGAACCACTTTGACACCTATCAGTCAGCCTTTGAGGCTGTGAGGAAGGGTAACAAGGACTCTATCTCCGAGCGTACGCCCTTGGTGCCTGAGGTGACTGAGGAAGGATACAAATTGTCCTACACTGAGGATAGGGAAGCTAAGGCAGACGCTGAGAGGCAGGCTGTCCTTCGTGGTAGGGTCACAGCCCTCCTTGAACACTATGGCATTCCTGTAGAGTACTTCGAAGCTATTGAGGAAGGACTAAGGCAGGCAGGTGAGACAGTCTTCCTTGAGACCGCACAGGCCACCAACAAGCTCGCTGCACTCATCCGTGTGGCTAATGGCTCGTCGAGTGAGGTCCTCACCGAAGAGCTTGCACATATCGCTCTTGAGTTTGCACCTCCCGCATTGCGAGAAAGGCTCTCTGCCGCGATATCTGATGCACAGGTGAAGGAGATACTAGGAGATGAGTTTGAGACGTACAGCGAGCTCTATGAGGGCTCACAGGACCTTCTGAGGAGAGAGGCAATGGCTAAGCTACTCACCAAGCACATCATCGGACAGTACGAAGGAAAACACTCTTCCTTCCTCAACCGCATCTGGCAGGCCATCAAGGATCTCTTCCATGGTATCACTGATGATGCTTTCCTCAACGAGGTAGAGCGTACTGATAGACTCTTCAGGGACTATGCTAGCAAGATCGTAGCCAAGAAGGCTCTGCTCTCCAACGAGCACCTCTCTGAGATCGTGAAGGGTAAGAGCCTGTACGCTGCTATCGCCAACCAGACCGGGATCAAGAATGAGGTTGCTGGAATCGACAGGATTGCTGAGAAGCTCAAGAGTAGGATCAATGCCTTCTATAGCCAGTCGGTCAAGAAGGGCGAGCTCTTTAGGACTAAACTTGACGAGGATAGGGTTGATTATATCGACGGCGCGCGCAATCTCCTTGGTGTTGCATCAGGTCGTGTGAACTCAGCTCTTGGTACGGCTATCGCTGTGGACGCTATAGATAACCTCATCGAGGGTTTGACCGTGATGAATGACTACGCGTCTGCCGTGGTTAATCAGATGAGAGACGTGGAGAGTATCCTCAGTAGTGGCGATAAAAGCCTTGTTGCGTACAATGTCTCTGCATCTCTCCTCAGGAACATCTATATGGTGGCAAAGAATCTTGAGGAGAACAAGACTCTAGCCAATGATATCATATTGATGCTCAGTGAGACTGAGGATTCTGAGGCTATACAGATGTCTGACAGTGAGAGGGCAAGGCTGATAGATTTTGCAGAAAAGATCAAAAAGAAGATCACCGACAATCAGACGGAGATCAATGCATCTATAGACGCGAATGACCTAAAGCTGAAGATGGCTGAGATCATAATCGATCAGGTCATTGAGTACTTTAAGGATGCAAAGGATGGCTATGGAAACAAGCTATTTGAAACTGAAGGACAGGCAAGAGCGGCACTAAGGAGAGAGATCATAGAAGACCTTGGGAAGTATTCATCAAAGAACAACAAACTCTCTGCCTTCCTCACGCCAGTAGCTACCAACGGAGACCTCATCCACGTTCTCATGGCTCGATTCATCAAATCCACGGAGGCCAGAGGGAATATGGCTATTATAGCTAGAACAGAGATGACCGAATCTAAGCTCACCGAGATTAAGAAGAAGTATAATCTTCAGAATGAGAGTCAGTGGTCTTTGATGCGAGACGAGAACGGCCGTATCACAGGTGAGATCGTATCTCAATTCAAGTGGATGGAGTTCGAGGCGGAGAAGGAGAAGATCGCAGAGAAAGTAGAGAAGGCTCTCAATGAGAAGTTGGCGGAGTATCGAAGGATACACAAAGCCAATATGGACTATGAATCTATCCAGCAAGAAAGAAGAGGCCTAGAAGAACTCCACAAGGAAGAGTGGGAGCGAGAGCATGGCTCTAAGCTCACGGAGGAGTACATCGTTGGACAGGACGAGGATGGCTCTGACATAGTAGAGACCTACCCTGGGGACTTCTTCAGAAATGAGGAGTACGACAAGCTCAGCGATGGACAGAAGGAGTTTGTTGATGCGATGTGGGATATAAAGAAAGACCTGGATATATGGTCAGGGCTGACACCAGAGCCATGGAAGCTGCCACTCATTGCTAGGCAAGGTTCTTCAAAGGAACTCAATCCTATCAAGAGAGTTGCAGCTGTAAACTGGAAGCAGAAGATCCTTGGTGGTGTTGTTGGCATTGAGGAATACGAAGGTGTCCATACACGCGACCCACTTGGCACCCTGCTCTTTGTCCACAAACCTAAGGGTTACACCCAATTCGGACTTGAGTTGTCGAAGAATCCGGATGTAGACTACCTCACTGACCCTATCGGCGCTATGAAGGCCTATGCAGCTTCCTCAGGCTATTATACTAGGATGGCGGCTATCAGGCATATCGTAGAGCTGACGCGTATCCTTGATGTGGAGAATAGAAATTACAACCAGAGAGAGAAAGGTGTAGGACGTGATAAAATGGCTGACTATGATGCGTTCGTCAATCGTACTATCTATGAGAAGAATGTCATCAACGATGAGAGACCTGACTGGGATAAGAGGCTGGATGCGGTGATGGACCCCTTCAATGACCTCGTCTATGTCACTGGTCTTGGCCTGAATGCAGTGTCAGGTATCAAGAACCTCATCAATGGATTCCTCAGGGCTACAGCCTTGGGGGATAGTCGTACTGGGTATAACGCTACGACACTAGTAAAGGCGATCCTGCTAGCACATAGGGAGATCCCCAATAGGTGGAAGTTTAATAAGAGGGGTATCGTAGAAGATCCTCTCACATCTCTTCTCTTCCTCATGGACTCTAGTCACGATGGACGACAAGCCTTCATGCAGGGTAATGTCTCGCAGGTAAGGTCACTGATGAGCTTGTTCTCGACTGAGACCCTCATGGCTCCACTGACTATGGGTGATGAATGGATGAAGCAGAGCTTCGCCATCGCATACCTCCTCAATGTTGAGGCTGGAGAGCTAAACCCAGCGGCTAAGGAGGAGTTCAAGGGTGTTTCCCTCTACGACTATATGAAGAATCTCAAGGCTCCGGAGGGAGTAAAGATGACTAAGTTCGTTGAGGATGCCCTTATAAAGTTCTCTGGTGCTAAGGACAGGGAGGCGATGTACGACTGGCTTGGTGGCCACTCTCAGAGATTGCTCCTTGGGACACAGAGGACACTTGGTGCATATAACGACAACGACAGGGCAGCTGCAAACTCATACGCCATTGGTAGGGCTGTACTCACCTTCCGCAACTGGATGCCTGTGATTATCTCCGATATGTTCAGGGGCACAAGGTACAACGCGCAGAACCAAGAGTTTGAGGAAGGAGCGTACACGACGCTATGGAGGATGATGCATGTCAAGGGCGAAGATGGGAAGAATAGCATTAGCGCCATGCATGCGCTGGGTACGGCTGCCGTAGCTATGTTTGTGCCACTCATGATAAGCAAGACGCTTAGAGGCAAGGTGCAGAAGGCATTCCATCTATCCGACATGCAGGCTAACAACCTGCACAGGCTTGGTAGGTCAGCTCTCATCGTACATGCTATGAGGGCTCTTACTGATACTCTCTATGTAGCCATGCTCACTATGGGCTTTGCTGATGACGACGATGATGAGCCTTGGTATGAAACACTGGCTAACCTAGCCTTGCACTTCCTCATGTCCCTTACACCGATCCTTGGTCCTTATGCTGTTAAACTTGGGTTGATTCATACGGATCTCTACGACCGCATGAGGAGGAATTACGCTAGATACAATGAAGCTGCAGATAAGGCTACCACTCAGCAGCTGGAGACGGCAAAGAGGTTCCTGAATAAGCAGATGAAGGATATAAGTCTAGGGATCATAGCAGATCTCTATGGTCTGGCTAGTGCTGGATCTAACGAGCTTCATCCTGGCGATCCTATCGCCTTTGCCATGGCTATGGTGCAGAACAATATGTTCGGTGCTGGGGCCGGCGTGAAGAAGATGGACTTCGGACAGAGTATCGAGTCGATGGCAACTAGTGGTGTAGCTGGGTACAAGACTATGATGAGCCTATTTAGCGGGATAGGTGATACGTATAACCGAATAGCTAACAACAGTCAGGAGGGGCGTAAGAAGGCTAACCCAACAGAATGGGAGAACGAGAATAGGTACATCGAGGAATCTGATGATAGCTTCATCGTGAAGGCTTGGAGAAGGTATAAGAATGATATGGAGAATGGATCTCCTGCAGACAGGACCTTCTGGAATGTCTTTGTCGTGGGTATCATTGGTAGGAACATGTTTAATGTGCCATTCATCGGCGACCAGTTTAGGGAGAAGCAGATGAAGGATATCAAGAAGTACCAACCTACATACCTCACACCACTACCTGACAACTTCTTCATGAAGTACAACAATCTGGCTGGTGATGCGGTGCTTGAGTATGGAGTCTTCCATAGAGACGCTGATGATGGCGAGTAACCACTAGCTAAAGGAAAAGAGAAATCCCCCACCCTGAAGAAGGATGGGGGATTCTTTTTGTATAAGCTGTAGGTGGAAGTTACCTACACCCTGCAAGCGTTTGACCAAGGAGGTTATCTGTCCTCTCCTCAAGAGGATCCATCTCCTGGATCGTCTTAGTGTCGCCATCAATACCAAGCTCATCGATGATCTCAACAGCATGCATAGCATCCTCAGAGTTTGCTGCTGCATCACGAAGAACAGCAATAGCGTCATCAAGAGTACCCTCCATGCGTCTGATATTGCCAGCATGATCAGTCTCAATCTTATCTTCCTCAAGATCCTTTAGAGCCTCATAAGCAAGCTCCATGAGCTTTCTATGGACAAGCTGAGCTAGATTCCTTGAGGCCATGATTGAGGAAGGATCGTAAGAGGAGTTGAACTCTTCCTCACTCATAAGACCATACCTGAGCATTGACTCTACCACGCCCTCCATAGGTGAGGAAAGGTTGGTAGCGTTTACCCTTGAGGCTACAGACACATGAGAGTAGTTGCCACCCTCAATGCCCGTCAGGACGCTTATAATGCTCGACTGAGGAGTGTACCCCAGGGCGGCCTTGATACGCTCCCAGAGAGCCTGCAATCGACTCCAGAAGCCCTTCTTCTTGGGTGCGAGTCTAGTTATCTTCTCCTCAAGAGCCTTGCGGGCCTTCTTATCTCCCTTGGTCTGCATCCACAGACGGAAGAGCTCGGCGGAGAGTTCTTGTACGTCATGAGCGTAAGCGACTGGTATCTGGTTGCCGAAGATCTCTCTGATCTGCTCCTCAGTCACCTCTGACAAGCCTGACACTAACATACCCCTATCAGCGTCAGTTAGGAGCTTCTCATAGATGAAGTGCATAGCCTCGTGGTAGAGAGTACCAGCTGATGCACCCTCAGCAACCTCAAGAACACCATTACGATACATACCCCAGACATCTGGAGCTACCTCAGCAACGCCTCGGTAGATCCTTAGAGCCTGATAGAGCATGCCTTGAGGTAGGAGCTTAGCTACATCATGAGCCTCTCTATATACATCTCCTCGCTCAAATGGCAGGAGGGCCGCTCTATCTTGTTTAGGGTTAGCCTCAGTCTGATCGTTGCTATTAAGACCATTACTACCTACTCGCGTGCCGCGATTAAGTTGCCTCCTGTGCTGATTCAGATCTTTTTCATCTAGAGACATAGCCTCGACAACAGTTGCTCCGTTGCTTGTAGCGTAGCCAACAGCGATAACATACCCTTGCTCGGCAATTTTGAAGCCTAAGGTTTTGATATACGTCTCATAACCATCAATCTGGGTCTTGTACTTAGTCGTAGCTTGGACACCATTATGACTGCTCTCTCGGATCTTCTTGGCTGGAGATGATGTTTCAGATGCAATTAGAGTGCTCTTGATGTCAGCGACTATACCCTCGCCCTTCTCGCCATCGTTCCTGAGGAAGATGATATCTGCTTCTCCGTCAATCCTGCCGCTATTGACATCCTTCGTCTTCACATCGGGAATCATAGCGAACCCACTAGCGACCTTCCTGGCAGATAGATTACGGACATCCGCTGCAATCTTATCCATCTTAGCGCCGAGCTCATTGTCGATCTCTACCTCAACGCTATGGAGATTGCCATGTTCATCCTCAGCCTGCAGGACAACCTTATGACCACCACCATAGGTCTTGCCATTGATAGTGTGCTCAGAGAAGTAGATTGGCGTGCCAGATGAGACACCCTTGGCTGCGAGCTCAAGTACAAGACCTCTAAGCGTTGGCTCAGTCTTGATGGCATGAGCAACAACATGCTTTTCCTCACCGGCTAATCTAACGATCCTATCTGCATTGCTACCACTACTCTTCCTCTTGCCACCAGTAGACATACCCTTCGTAGATCTACGGACGAAGATAGTGTGAGTAGTACCACCCATCTCTTCACCATACTCAAGGAGCCTACCATTCTTGCTGCTCTTGAAGTCTGATAACAGGGCGCTATTGATAAGGGCAAAGGCATCAGCCTTGAGGGCAGAATGCATCTGGCTCCACTCGACTCGCTTGTGTGAGCCATCGACAGTGTTGATCTCGAACATGTAGATCCTGCCATCGCGTGCAGCTGCGACATGAGGAGACGTAGAGCTCTTGACAACAACGCTGTATCCTTCTCTAGCCAGGTTCTCCGCGAGGTCAGTCTTGATCTTTTCAAGAGCGGCTTCACCGGAAGAACCGAATGGACCATCGCTCTGACCTGCCTGACCTGCTGGAGCTTCAGAAACCTTAGGTGTTGGCTTCGTGCCTTCAGGTTTCTGAGGGGGAGTAGTAGAGTCGGTAGTACCACCTGTACCTTCCTCATTGCCCTTCTCCTCAGAGCGAGCCTCAAAGCCGGCTTCACTACGCACCTCAGTCATTCGCATGTTCTTCTTGATGAAGTCCTCCACCTCTTCCTTGTTACCCATCAGAGAGTGATGGAGTGCTATCCTACGCTCTTCGATACCAAGTTCAGATGCTGCCCAGTCTATAAGAGCAGTGACGGTGTATCTTATATTATCATAATCATCAAAGGAGTCTGCTGGGTAACGACTCGCATCCAATGTTACTTCCCTACTTCTCTTGGTGCCCTTTTCATCATAGAACCTATCGGAAAAACTAACGGTAATAGTCTTGTCGCCATTAACTCTAATTGAGCCGACAAGGTTATCGCCAAATGCCTTCGGGTACTTTTCTCCAAAATTCCCGCTGACAAAAAACTTGCCGTTCTGAGACTTCGCTTGCTCTTCCACGAACCTCTCGGCGAGCTTGTTCAGGTACTCATCAGCAATAAAATCTACCTCATCATTAAGATTTGGATCCGCTTCAAGCTCAACTTGATTAAGCTCCAGATAGCTAGCCTTACCACTAAGTCCAACAAGAATAGGCTTAGGGCCATTTGCTCCGTTGGTAACTACAACGAGGTAAGTAAGACCGTAGTTATCCTTCAAGAAGCCCTCCTTCTCGGTGAGTAGCTTGTTTATAGCATCACTACTTTCACTCGCGAGAGCGTCATTGTGAATAGTGACTCTAGGAATGACACCGCCGTTACCATCTGGGAATGCGGTGACAGAGATAGCCACCTGACCCCTCTTTAGCTCTTCCTCAACGCCATTCTCGATTGTCTCTGCATCGATAGACTCATCACCGCGAGCACGCTTATACTCGAATGGAGAATACTTGACCTTGCTAATAGTTACCTTCGGAGCATTGAGGTCTGAGGAAGAGAAGATGTCGAACTTCTTATCCTCGGTAGCCACAGCACGAGCATTGTTAATCAGGACCTGGGTGTTACCACTTGTCTTAGATGGCAGGAGACCGATAGGCACAAACTGATCCTGCTCATCCTTCACGTAGACAACAAGAGGAGAGTTAATAACATCGCCATTATCAGATAGCTCCTCAGCAAAGCCATAGAAGATCTCCTTGCCCTTAGCGTTCTTGAGGTTGAGACCTACGTTCTTTTCCTCATACCACTTCCTAATTCTCTCTTGCCACTCTTCCGACAAAGATGAGAGGTTCTTCCCATTAAGTCCAGGGTTGTACTCATCCCACAGCGTGAGTCGTCCGGTGTGAGGAAGAGATGCTTTGTTTCTGTCATCGGTAGTGGGATCAGTAGCTGGAGATGCAGGTGGTGTGGAGCCTGGAACTGGACCATTATGTACGGTACCCTTTTGGCCTGGTCCTCGTCCCTTATTGTTCTGCTCGCTGCCACTTGGCTTGCCTACAGCATTCTTCTCAGCATCTCTCTTCTTATTTATGTAGTCCTTGCTTGCTTTATCAAACGCCTCCCTGACCTTCCGATCATTGACGTTGATGATGGTATCGACAATGTCTCCGATGAGAGTGCTGAGGCTAACACCCATCTGCAGGCGATTCCTAAGATCGTCATACCCAAGGCTGAAGCTGAACTCGTACGTACCATACTTTGTATCGATAGATATGTTTATCGTAGCCTTGCCATCAGCAAAGATGATAGACGTGTTGATCTCAGCATCAGCCTTGCGAAGGGGGCTAGTAAGGGCATTCTTTTTACTGAGAAGGCCCTGGAGGCGCTCTGACGTTCTAGCATTGAGAATGGTGACACCGCCTATAGATGCAGATTCTATGTCTCTCTGTGTAGCCTGGTCAAACTCAATAGAGTCTACAATGCGATCAGCATCAGCCCTTGATGGTTCTTCATTCAGTGTGCTCACAGGAGTGGTAGGATCCTCGGGGAACTTCTCGATGTTGTCCTCTATCCAGCTAGCTACATTGTCGATGACCTCATCGTTATTAAGTCCAAAGATCTGGTTGGCTAGATCTGGATTGCCTTGGCGATCAGTGAGGAGCTTGAAAGCATCAGGCAGAGCCTCCCTGTAATCGGTGTACCCACCATTAGGATCTACAGAGACGGCATCGCTCACCATCGAGATAAGGTCATCGATGAACTTCTCAATAGCGGCATCGTCAAGCTCGTGACTACGAAGTATCCCGATGAAGTCCTCATTGTTCATAAGGGTGTCCTTGATGGCCTTGCGGACCGAAGACCTATGCCTTGACAGCTCAGATCCTTCACCTTCAGCGGCCCTAGCTGCTGCACCCTTTGCGGCATCAGCCTCGTCATCTTCTAAGCCATTCTCCTTGGCGCTATTCAAAGCGGCATCAACTTGTTCCGTAGTCTCACCATTCCTTACTGCGTCAGCGGCATCTTGCTCAGTCTGCTTCTTCTCTTCTTCTGCTGCCCTTGCCACAAGTATGTCGGTGTTCTTCTTACCCTCGAGCATCTTGTCCAGAGCTTCTACACCTTGCATAGCTTGCCTAGCAAAGCTGAGTGCCAACTTGCCGTTCTCAGACTTCTTCTCATCAACAAGGGTCATCTCAGCGAGCTTAGTGCCAAGCTCATCGTTCCCGGCCATGAACGCAGCATCGATGTGAGCTTCATTGAGCTTGGAGAAGCTGTCAAACCTTTGGATGAACTCATCCCAGCCACCAAGGGCGTGAGAGAAGTCCCCCTTCTTAGCCTCCTCATATTTCTTCTGAGCCTCCTCAAGAGCGCGCATCTGCTTCTCAAGTTCTTCGATCGCCTTGTTGACCTGATCGATGTTCTCCTCAAGACGACTCTTCGTTTCCTCATTATCAGTATTGAGGTTACTACGCATATCCTCGCGATCCTTGATGAGCTCAGTGATACGCTTCTCTATGCTCTGTGAGGCCTCCTTGTAGAGGCCGGCCACCTCACCCTCAAACGCATCCATGTATTCTGAGGAGAGCCTTCTGAGGTGGTTGAAGCTAGCTGCAGCTGCTGCGATACGACTCTTGTCTCTACCACTTAACTCACCAGCCTTAGTGCCAAGATCAAGATACCTCATGGTGTTGGTATAGTCTACAGCGATATCGGCAAGAGTATGCTTCTGCTTATTGATCTCACCAGCGATATCCTTGATAGCCTTCTCCGTGAGCTTGTCAGAACCTTCACCCTGGAAGTAGGCCTCCTGCATCTTCTTCTTCTCCTCAGGATCGAGTGTGTTCTCGATACGCTGCCTAGCGATACTGACAAGGGTAGCCTCATCAGTCTCCTTGACATCAAGGAAATTGAGGAAGGGCCTGAGGTTATCAGGGACTTCGGAGAACGGATCCGACTCAGATCTCCTCGCTTCATCACGTGCAGCCTTGTCAGCTTCACGCTTAGCAATGGCAGCTTGATACCTGGCTTCCTTGGCTTCGTTATTAGGACTGAAGAAAGAGGAGATAGCATGGCCCATGTCAGCGCCAAACTCACGAGTAGACCTCATCATGTCAGAGGTCCACTGGCCGAAGTTGCGCTTGTTGAAGTTGGCTAGACCGATAGAGCTGTTACCGATAACACTGAGCATGGTGGCTACATTGTGAGCCTTAGCTAGCTCCTCAGCTACAGCTACATCAGTAGAGTCAGATGTAGTAGATTGTGCTACCTTGGATAGAAGAGCATTCATGCGGTCAGCTGAAGCCATAGCATCAACTACGCTCTGGTAAGTCTCGTGGACTGTCTCTGCATAGTTCTGGCCGAAGACCTCAGTCATAACCCTCTTCTCCTCCTTCGTGAGATCATCGTGCTTGCCCTTGATTATCTTAGACATAGCCTCGATGGCCTCGTCGGATGTGCGCTGCTTGCCACCGCTGTACTTGTAGTCGCGGTAGCGCTCAACACCGGAGATGCCAATAGGGTTGCTATCGTAGAGCTTGCTCAGCCAGCTCTTCTTCTCTCCACGAGAATCACCAAAGGCATCGGTCCTCTCATTGGCCATATCCCTTGCCCCAACCATCTTACTACCCTTATACATGGGCATGAGGAGAGTGCTGACGATGGCAGGAAGAGCCTCATCGACCCATGGAGACGCAGAGAAGGTGGTGTCCCACATTCCCTTACCAATCTCTCCAAGAGAGCCAAGGACGCCGATAGAGGTACTGTTCCTCTCTGAGATGGTAGATGCGCGGAGCATTTCATCAACAGCCCTCTTACCAAGGCTCTCTGCGCCCTTGCTGATACCTCCCTGCACGACTTCCTCAATACCTTCTGATGTGGCGTTGATAAGCGTACTACCAAGAGCACCAAACCTACCAGCCTTCTTCAATCGGTTGGCACCAGCGAGCTTGTCAGTAGCCAGCTCGTAGCTGTACTTATTCATGAAGGTGAGGATGAAGGTATTCAACCCTGCCGTCCACCCTGAGGCAAGACCATTACGCTGGTCAATCTCGTCACTAGCGTTCTGCAGGACGGCATTTTCAGCATGAACCTTGTACTGTGATACGATGGCATTAGCTGCGGCTACAGCGCTGGCAGATGGATTCTTTGATTCACCCGATAGGACACTAGCCACTTCTCGCTTGAGCCTGGGGTCCATGCCTGAGGCAGCAAGAATGGTGTCAGCAAAGTCGGAGAACTTGATGGCACCGTACTTACGCTCGTAGGAATAGAAGTCCTGATCAAAGTCCTTTTGCATCATATCCCTCAGTTGAGTCAGCTGACTACCCTTGGCTTCCTCAAGAGCCTTGCTTACGCCATACGACTCTACAGCGGCTTCACTAAGTGCACCATAGAGATGCGATCCTGCAGAGAATAGCTTCCTTGTATACTCAGATGCCTTAGCCCATCTTGTAGCCGTTGCAGCCGCCTTGGACATCTTCCCCAAGGTAGAGAACATACCACCTGCTAGACGACCAAGGGCGGCTGTACCCATACCACCGTAGGTGAAACCCCACTGGCCTATCATGTCTGATGCGGCGTGCCAGAAGCCAGAATCCATACCTCGGCTAGCAAGAGATTCTTCTGCGCCATGGATGGCCCTCTCTGCAGACTCAGCTGTATCGGCTAAGTACTTGTTACCGGCACCGAAGATATTGTAGAATGCACCCTTGCCTTCGCGCTCTACGGCATCACTAAGCATATAGTTAGGCGATACATCATTCCCGCTGAAGAAGTAGTCTGAGGCTCCCCTGATAACGTCTGACCCAGCCTTTATAGACTGGGTAGCGTTAGCGAGGAGCTTATTCATCGATGCGTTCATCCAGACCTCAGCCTTATCGAGGAGGCCGTAGTCGACCTGAGCACCAGCCTTAGCCCTCTCCTCATCCTTCTGAATAGCACCTTCAGTATTCGGATTGGAGCTGATATCTGCAAAGGGGTTCTCCCCCTTAGGCATGATGTTAGCGATCGCCTTGTCAATCGCAATCTGCTTCTCAGCTTCATTGAGACCTTCAAGGCTATCACCAAGGCTCCTGATGGCTGAAGCACGGTACTTTTCAGCATTAATGTCGTACAGCTGTTGCGCGGAACGGAACGAATTATCTGCTTGCTCCTGGGTCCTACGACCAGCGCTGGACGTGAGGTCCCTACCAAAGATCGGCCTAAAAACCTTTCGTTTTGCTCTTCCCATAATGTTGTTCTAAGAGATTAATTGCTGCAGGTGAGACACCTGATTGACTGACGATGTCATAAGCCTGCTGACCTTGCATGACCTGTTCTTCATCTATCTCATCAGAGCCTCGTTTGAGGTTCTGTACTGACTCAACCTTAGCAAGGTACAGCTTGAGTCTCATCAGTGATTCATCAGAAGGATTGAAGTCTAAAGCTGAGCCAGCCCCAGCCTGCACCTGGAAGTTTTTAGAGTCAGCAAGAGGCACCCTATAGCGCTTGTTGGTCTGGCTCTGGTTGTCGAAGAACGCAGCTTCATAATAAGGCCTACCATCAGAGGTTATACCAATCTTCGCATCCTTAGGAGTGTATCCAGATCTTACGAGACTAATGAACTCATCCACCTTTTGACCTTCAAGCTCATTAAGTCCGAGCTTGGCGTAAGAACTCTTGTCGCCATAGATAGCGCCGTCAACACCGGTGATTGCATTCTTGAGGATGTCGTTAGCGGTCTGAGCTGACACATTGAACTCGCCAGCAACATTATTCCTTGCTGTCAAAGCGTAGAGCCTGTTATTGATCTCTGCAGTGCTAGGTAGCTTGTTGAAGTCTGGAACGAAGTCAATACCCTTACCATCTGCTGACCTAGCCGATGGGGCAACCAGCTTATTACCGTTCCAGGAGATCCCTGTCGGTTTAAGGATCCTGGCTACTTCTGGGAGGTTTTGACTACCAAAGGCCTTCATATACGACTCGGTGAGAATAGCGTTGAAGTTCTCGGGCGTTCTAGCTAGAGATGGAAGTCTCTTGTACTTGTCTGCGGCAGATTTGTAAATAGAGTTAAGGAGCGTCCTACCCTTTACCCCTGCAGAGCCAACGGCTACACCACCACCTCGTGCAATAACATTAATGGAGCCACCCTTCTCGTCAGCAGATCCGCCACCACCGCCGTTATGACCACCACCACCACGATGTGCTCTTGCTACAGCGTCGCGCTGCATAGCGAGCTTATGCTGAAGCATCATGATAGCTTCCTTATCCTCAAATGGTGTCATTGCGTCACCACCTGCAGCACCGATCATACCACGCTGTACGCCATGGACGAGGGCGAAATTGGCCTCGGGCTCATCGAGGTGTTTCCTAATGTCCTCACCATAGGAGGATTTGACTTGATGAAGGACCTGGTTGTAAAGCTCAGTGAGAGGATTCTTAGGATCTGAGAAGTGCTGACCGATAGCCTTGTACACATCTTCGGCGCTTGAGCCCTTCACTGTACGTAGGATCCTAGTAAGCCTGTCGATGTTACCGATGAGCTTGAGGTCCTGTGTACTGTTCCTCCAAGCAGCAAGGTAATCGAAGGCACGCCTCTTAGCATCCTCACCAGAGAAGAGGAGGGGAGCTACCTTATTAGGATCATCGATGAATGATTGGATAGACATATCCTTGCCAAGGACGACTGCAGAGGGATCCTGTAGCCTAGCCTTAGAAGCCATATCATTATACTGTGCTCGCCTAGTGAGAGCGTCCTTGAGCTGGCTAGCTCCTTGTGCGTACTGACCCTTGAGCTTCACCAGATCTTGCATCATCGCCCTGTTGTACGCGCCATCAGAGATGACCCCTTCCTTAGCGATCCTGTCGGCATACCCGCTGAGCTTTGATAGCATAGGAGCGATAGTGCCCTTGTAGAAGTCACTATTCTTATCCTCTGCAGATAGGGCTGAGGAAAGAGACATAAGGTCTGTATGGGACTGTATGGCGGTAGTATAGTACTCTTCCTCACGTCTCGCTAGTGGCTCAATGATACGAGCCATCTGGTCGAAGGAGGTAGGCTGCATTACCGCTGTGGTAACTGTCGTTTTAGCCATTATCTATTATTATTAGTATCTCTTCAAAGGTACGGAAGAATGATGGCACTGTCGCCACCACTCTTCCATATCTGTTACTTGAGGTTGATCGGTCTACCAAATAGTGAGAGACCTGCGAATGTCGGTGAGTTCACCGCATCATTTGGGTTTGTACTATACAAGTTGATCAGCTTCAGTAGACCATCCGGGATCTGCGGGTAACGCTTAGGTGTCGCTATCGTAGTTGGACTAACAGACCCGGCACTTGACGGATTAGTCGTACCTGCATTCGCTTGTGTCGTTGTCTGAGGAACAGCGTAGTCTGGAGAGTACCCTGGTGTCCTTATGATATTACCCATGTCATCGAAAGTATAGCCATGCACAGCTGCTACCAGCCTCCTGTTGAGAGCTGTCTCACCGATAGCGGAGAGGTTCATAGCAAAGTTGTTGAGGTTGGTAGACCTAGCCTGCGCATTTGTCGCTTCCTCAGCCGCTCTCATCGCCTCAGACCTTTCGATACCCTGCAACCTCTGTGCTGCGATCTGCCTGTTAGCTGCCTCCTGTGCGAGGATAAGCTGGAGGTTCTGCTGTTCCTGCTGTCTGTTGAAACCAATAGCTGCACGCCTACGCTGATCGTTGAACTCGTCAGCCTTGATCTTAGCATCAGCGAGAGCTTGCTGAGTGTTGTACCCAGAAGCAAGGAGCCCAGCTGTAGCACCAAGACCGTTACCACCAGAGCCATTGATGATAGCATTCCTCAAGGCGTTACCCTGCGCGATGATCTTACTGGCTGTGTAGTCAGTGTCAAAGGGCTTGTAGGTGTCCTTGACGATGTCAGGTGTCCTGATAGGTGCCTCCTTGAAGGTCTTCACATACTCACGCTCGATCCTGTCAGCCCTGGAGAAGTCATCCTTATTAGTAGCACCGAAGGTGTCACGAAGGACATTGAGACCTGATAGTGCTGCAGGAGCGTACCTGAGGAGAGGAGAGATAGCACCACCCTTGGCGAAGACCTGTCCTTGAGGAAGAGATGGTTGAGTCAAAGCCTTTACCTGTTCCTGCCTCTCTGCAAGCCTAGCCGTCTCCACCTCAAACCTACGCTTCTCGATAGGGTCGTTAGGACGCTGCTCAAGGGCCTTAGCCAGCTTCCTTGCAGCCTTGGCAAAGGACTTACCCTTGCTTTCTTCTAGTCGATCTGAGAACATATAGTTACCTACCTTAACTTCTCCTTCCTCAGCCAGCATAGGTTGGCCTTCACCATTAATGCCGAACTGCACACCACCATTGGGATTCTCCTCATGAGTACCACCAGCGTTGAACTCAGTGATACCACCATCAGCAAAGAACTGCTGTTGAAGTCTGGTGTCGTTACTCTTGTCGACAGCCTGAGCGGCTGTGAGGAAGGATCTATTTACTTCATTGTTAGCGATAGCCCTCTGCTCGTTAAGCTGACGCTGTCGCTCTCTAGCATCAGCACTACCCTTGAAGGCACCAGCAATACCACCGATGAGTCCGAGACCTCCACCGATGATAGAGCCAATAGGACCAAAGGCCGTACCAGCACCAGCGCCACCAAGGAGGCCAGATGCGATACCACCGATAGCGTTGCCATCATCCCTTACCTGAGAGTACGAGACCGAGTCAAGGGGATCGATAGCTTCCCACTGAGCCATGAGAGCGTCATTGCTATCGACACCCACAGGACCGGTATGATACTGCGCCTCCTTCTCAAGACCGCTAGTATCCTTTAGCTTACTGGACGTGAGGAAAGCATCGCGTACGGCAGAGATCCCGGAGATAGCCCCCGAGATCTTACCTGCTATACGACTTGCCCTAGCCGCCCTTATTTCTGATTCTGTCATATATATCACTCGTAATAGTGAACAGTTATATCGTGAATGATGCTCTTGTAGAGTAGCCCACCCTTAGAGTGTAGCCTGAGATGCATCCAAGGATTCCTGATACGATCCATCTTGAACTTGCTTTGCGCATCTCTAGGGATCTGTATCCTGTAAATCCTGAACTTCTCCTTCATGCTTGACGGATAGTTCGTTACAAAGTTAATCCCATATCCTGTTGTGCGCTGATACTCCGTCCACACGTCCATGTGGGTAAGATCAAGCTCAATCAGCTTATCACCATCCCAGGTATCGCCACGTACATCAAGGCTAGTGAAGATCTTATCCTCGCCTGCACCTTCGGGGTTTACCCTGTAGTGGATAGACCAGTCGAGAACCTGACCATACAGACCAGTGCCATACACCGACTCATTACGCCAGAGATAGCCGTAAGATAAGCTGTAGACCGACTGACCTAACACGAACATCTCCTCGATCTTCTTGTAGTCGTAGAAGGACTCGAAGGACTGCAGCTCCTCATTGTAGCACAGTGTCTCCTCCTTAGTGCAGACGTGAACCCTATTCATCACTCCCTCTGAGAGCAATACAGCCCCTGTGGTGGACGATAAATAGTCCTGCATAGACTTCTGCTTAGAGATGGGAGATAAGCCCTCAGAGAGGCTGTAAAGCGTGCTGGTGCGGTCATCAAGGAGGTAGAGGGCCGAAGCGGAATGGCATACCCTCCTCAAGGAGACTGTACCAATTTCCTTAGACATATACCTGTGACCATCGACCTTACGGCTGTTGCTGATCTCGATAGGTACACCATCAGAGGCTTGGACCTGCACCCTACTGTTGTAGTTGATGAGTCCTATCCCCTGTTTCTGCACGAAGAAGAGTCTGTCAGATGAGGAGAGGATCCTAGTGATACCACCACAGATACCATCAAGGGAAGCTGTCGACGCACCACTGAAGTGAGTGTAGTTATCTATGAACTCACCATTCTGCTTCGTCTTACTCCACGTGAATGAGGCTGGGTGATACGACGTGAGCATGTAGTCAGGGATGATGTCGTAAGTCTTGAGCTTCATCCTATCATTGTAGACATCGTTCATCTTATTGACGTTGTCCATGCTCATAGCCTGAGGTGTCTTGATCCCGATGTTCCTGTCATACCTACCAAGCTGGTTTACCCTGGTGAGGAGAGGAATGTCGATGATGTCAGTCACTTTATTAGCTTCTGAGGAAGGGATAGTCTTGAAGAGCGTTGTCGTCTGATAGTAGGCATCACCTCCTCCTGTAGCACTCTTAGCCGTGGGTGTCACATAGGAATAGGCCTCCCACATGAGACTCTCAGTATCATAGGATGGTGCTTCCCTCGTCATGATAGCGATGGGAAGGATAGAGCCTGTAAGAGGAGCCTTGACAAGACTTTTTGAGGAGAGGTCAACTTGGTTGTACCTCTTCATGAGCTTCTCAGCCGTGACCTTGATGATCTCTCTCATCAATGCCCTGAGGTCATCCCTATCGCTACTTGACGAACCAACACCCAATGCTATTTTCTTCCTTGACGCAAACATCAACCACAGACCTACGGACGTAGCGTCAGTCTTGTAGATAGAGTGCCTGAAGGGTACGCCATTAGAGTCGATGACATCGCCAGAATCCTTGGTGTAGGGCTGAATGATACGCATCTTGCCCTTTTTGTCGTCCATAGCCTCATGCTTGTTCCAGTAGACACCGCCAGGAGGTGTAGCGTAGTAGAAGGTCTGATCGCCATTGTCCACATCTAAGGTAAGCCAGCTCGGCCTGAAGCTCTCTCTTACTTCCTCAACCGTAGCAAAGAACGTAGTAGCTACATCTGCGTAGGAAGTCCCAGGGAAGTCACCATCGTGGAACTCAATAGAGACAGGGCCCCAACAGTTCTTAGCACCACCGAAGTTAGCACCACCTTGAGGATCGTAGTCATGGGTGAACCATCTACCTTCCATCGTATTGATGAAGTCCTGGATGGCACTTGCAGGCAGGCTATCACGCTTGACGTGGTTGCTGGCGAGGTCATCCTTGTTGAACTTGATGACGAAGTGGTCTGACGTGCCGTACTTCATCCTAGTAGGTCCGCTGACACTCTGTACTGACCTAGCCTTACCCTTGCCGTCTACACCAAGGAACCTAGAGGTAGCACCCTTGATAGCTGGGAGGATCTTGTCCACCTCACCAAGGTAAGTCTGATCAGCTACCTTCTGAAGAGAGGGACCGTTGTTACGCCAGGTAGAGGCCTTACAGTTGAAGGATGACTCGTTAGTCGTAGCCTGGCCGTACACAGACAGCCTTGCCGTTGTGTTCTCTACTACTTTACCACCGGAGGTATCCTTGGTGGAGAACAGTGGCATAGCTACACCAACCATATCGGACTCCAGCGTAGACACTCTCAGGATCTCTGCACCTGGCTCAAGCCTTGTCGTGGTACTGATAGAGGTTGACAGAGAGGGCCTGAGGAGAGACTCATGGTCATAGATGGCCGACATGTCATTCCACTTCCCTTCCTCAAGCCTCGTGTCTCTATAGACATAAGCTTCGATAGGAGCACCAAGAGTCTTGACGTGGATCTGTACATCCTCATCATAGCAGTCCTGGATATCAGGCGTGTTGAAGGTCTGCACGTCAGCACACACTCTTACCTGAGCAGATGCAAGGCCAAGAGTGGTAGAGCTCGACTTGAAGAAAGGTTGATCCACCTCCTTCCTGAAGAGGGACTTATTGACCGTCATGTCGCCGAGACTCTCCGGTAGCAACTCATCACGTGTGATCGGTCTGAAGCAATATGAGGAGAAGGCATACGGTACACCGTCCTCCCTATCAGCCACCGTATAGAGTGTTGGAGAAAGCACGCCATTAGCGATTGTCCTGCGCTCCTTCGTCGAGGGATAATGGATGAGAACCCTGTAGCCTACATAGTCACCAATCACCGGAGGTGGAGATACCACAAGCCTTGAAGGTTGGTCTGGAGCGATAAACACACCTACAGGCACAGGGTTAGACTCCTGACCTGTCCTACTGATGAGCTGTATAGCTACAGGGTAGTGCTCGTATGGCATCAGGACTGAGATGTCCCTATGACCCTTACCTGCCTGGTTAGCCCTGAAGGGATTAACATCTACAGGCTTGAAGGATATGTTGCCAGCAGCATAATGGTCCTTGATAATCCTCTGCTCTTCCTCAGACAACTTGAAGCCGGGGATAGAGAGGTTGCCGAGGAAAAGAGTATTGTCCTTAGCTGCGAGCGTAGAGGCAATGATAGTGTTGCTACCGAGGTACAGGATAGCCTGTGGCTCGATGCTGATACCTGGCTGGCCATAGTCGTGGAACTCTACACTAGTGCCAGTGACAGGGATAGAGTAGACGCGCTGCACATCAGGCGTACCACCCTCACTAGTCCTGAGGATCCTATACACATTGACGAAGTCAGCCTTCTGATCCAGACCTGTTACCTCGATATCGAAGGAACAATTGATGATATCCTCGCCTGACCCACCACGACCATCGGAATGGGTTATGTAGTAAACATCAGACTCAGCGAAGACCTTGGACTCCTTGCCATGAAGAAGAGAGTAGGTGAAGAGATAGGTAACGTTACCACTGTGCAGCTTTGATCCACGCCCCCAGCTCTGTCTGACATTTACCTCTTCCTCAAAAGACAGAGACCAGGTGTTATTGATATAGTCGACATCAGGATTGGTAGCAAGACGCTTATCGTGGATGTTAAGTGACCTCAAGGGATTGATACCATCAACCCAGTAAACCTTCTCAATGTCATCACGCTCGACGACACCGATCATATCTACGTTATCGCTCAGGTTCATCTCTGTCTGGTAGATCTTCTTGATGTTCTCACCATCGAAGACGAATACCATACCATCCTTGCCGAGCTTGCTGAGGATGATAGCCTTGTCACCGATCACAGTGGTAGCCACAACGCGGCCAGGGACAGAGCTCTTGGCTTCTGTCCCCTTGATGCTGCTTATCGAGAAGAGCGTGTTGCTGCCATCTGAGGAGATGCGGATGTTCCTCAGCTCGTAGGCTAAGTCATTAGACGCTCTAGCCTCAGCATGGTCCTGCGCCATGCCTCGTGCCATTAGGCGGATAACCTTCTCTTTCATCGTCTCTTGGTGCCTATGTCGGAGAACCTAGCCCTGATACCGATCTCGATGATCTCCTCAGGCGTAGGTATCCTCTGTGATGCGAGGTACTGTCCCACGGCCCATGCATAGTCTTGCTGTGCCTGGTGTGATGACTCTCTGCTAATCTTGTTGTTGTCGAAGAGGAGCTTGTACTGATCCATCTTGATGTAGGCTAGGATAGCGTCAATGAGCATCTCTTCCTCATAGACCATGGGGAAGCCATCCTCATCCACCGGCATAGCCAGATAGGAGATATCGATCTTACCCTTCTCAAAGCCACACTGCATAACGCCATTGCGTAGGGTGTACTCGTACTTCCCTATACGTCCGCTTCTCCTCACCTCATTCATGGGGATGTGACCGATACGCACGGCCTGAAGCCTGAGGCAGTCCTTAGGCAACCTACCACGGAAAGCCTTGATCTCCACCTCGTCTTCATAGATATCAAGACTGTCGGGCTCGGCATACTTCCTAGTGAAGCTAGCTACGTACTCAGCAACAGCCTCCTTATCCAGGGTAGCCAAGTTTGGATTCCTGGTCAACCTAGAAAGGAGGCTATCAATACCTATGTACCTGTTCATATATTAGTCTTTGTTCATGTTCGCGGAGGCGAGTCTTCGCACTCCTGTAATACTCAAAGAGGTAATGGCGCATTACTGTGCGCCTCCTCATGGACTTCTTGCTACGTAGTATCAGCTTCTGCTTCCAGTCCTGTCTTACGAAGCCCTTATGTCCGCTCTTCCTGATCTCGTTGGTCTTTGCCCAGTTGATGGGCGGTAGCCCTACTAGCTTACCATTGACAAGTCTAGGCTCGTATTCCCTGAGCTCAAGGTAGAGAACAGCTAAGTCCAGAGGAAGGCGAACCATCCCTTCCTCAAGCAAGACATCAAAGAGAGCGGCGTTAAGGTCCTTCACTATATCAATGAAGATATCTCTTTTTACCTTCTTCTTCAGATCGCGCCTGAGGAAGGGATAGATCTCTTTACTTCCTATACTCTTCATCACTTAGCTTTCCTATTCCTCAGTTGACGAGAGATAGCTGATGCAAGTGTGTAGACATCTGGGAGGTCGTCCATGCCGTTGTTCTTGTAGTCATCAGCATTGTACATCGTAGACAGTATGTCCTTCCTCACAGCGTCTATGAGAGGCATAACCAGCCCTTCCTCAAGAGGAATGGTGATGTCATAGCTATCAGCGCATTCTCCTCCCTGTCCTTCCTCAGACTGATCACAGAGGAGCTTCCTATCAGGGATAGATGCAGGCATGCAGGTGATACGTACCTCATTAAGGTACTTCATCCTTGGATCCTTACCCTTGAGCTTGAGATGTCTATCTCCACCGATGGTGCCGTAGATAGTCTTAGCAGCGAACTCACCTGAGAGTGCGTGCCTAAACCTGTCTGTGTTGGCTGAGCTGATGGTTAGCTCCCCTGCTTCGATGCTGTAGTCTCCTATCATAGAGGGCAGCTTATCAACACTTGTAGATTCAAAGACATCCTTGCACTTGTCGATACTCTTCAGCTTGAGCTTAACACATAGCTCTACCTTATTCTCGCTACCAGGATCCTTACCATTGTACTTCTTCTCGATGAGGAGAGCGCGGTACTTGTCTATGAGGAAAGCGATGTGTGCGTCGGTGAAGCTGAAGTCATCTGAGCCACCCTTGACCTGATCGGTGATCAGTGATATGAGTTCTCTGTACGTTGCCATTACACTTCAATTCTAAAGGTGTTGTCAGCGACACGTATCTCGCAACGCTGTGTGACCCTGAGCCTCCTATTAGATTCTACAGGGTCATTGAGGATGAGATCGCCTGCACCGAAGTCAACCCCACACAAAGATAGCTCTGAGGAGAGGATAGAGAGCATCGACCTGTATTCCTCTACCGTGGCATAGAGACCTAGCGAGGTTCTGTCGATGATAGCTATCTCTATAGCGATGAGCGTATCCTTGTCGTCCTTTGCTTCTCCCTTACTCAGACCATCGTAATAGTCAAGTAGGAGATCTATGATTTCTCTATCGGTCATTGCAGCTACTACATTTTTTCTTCTCCTCAGCCACAGGCTCACCAGTCAGGACCCAGAAGCGGTTAGCTGCATTGACATCACCACAACGTACCGCAGCACGCATACCCTCCATGAGGAGGATAGTGTCAATAACAGCTGACTTGTTATACTTACCTTCCTCACCAACACCCATGCTCTTCTTCACGCGACGATAGAAGATCCCCTCATCGTAAGTGATAAGCTGGAACTTGTTCTTGTCGAGACCACAAGGCGTGCTCTCCATAGGTGCACCAGCAAGCTCTACGTCAATGAGGAAGAGGTCAGTGGCATTAGCGTTGATCTTGTCCAGTCTCAGCTCAAGACGTGCTCTGCGCCTCCTCAGGTCGTTATGAGCCATCTCAGACTCAGTAGGGAGGACACCACAGAACTCACGGCATAGGTTAGCTGTAGCGATATCCTCAGGGATGGCGGAGATATCCTGCTCGTGCTTGACCTTGTCCCCAACAGTGACCTTGACCTTCCTCAACCACATGTTGTCATAGTAACATAGTGAGGATACGCTGATGTCGATGATTAGTTTATTTACCCTGGTGTCTACCAGCAATTCATTGATCTCGATCATTTGTCTTTAAGAAATAAGGGGGCCACCTACAGGTGTAGATGACCCCCAGATTCTACATGAGGTTGGTTAGCATTCGTCAAGAATGGCGACACCATCCCTGGCAGGATGAAGCTCCTTCTTGATAGCGTCCTTGAACTTACCATCAAGGAGTGCCTTCAGCTCATCGTACTTGCCGTAGAGCGTGATATCCTTCTCGCTACGGAAGGTCTGAGCGCCAGAGCCGAGGTGAGCGTAGTGGATATCCAGAGCGTCATACTCCTGCGTAGGATCAGCTACCATACCCACAGGGAGCTTGTAGCCCTGACCAAGACCCTGGTACTCATCACCACGGAAGCCGAAGTGGAAGCGCTCCATGTCTGCGACAACGGGACCATTGATCTCGTAGTTATCAGCATTCGTGTAGTCGAGCTTGACGCGCTTGCAGACGATGTTCGTGTTGTCTGATGCGCCAGTCATCATGACACGAGGCTTGAAGCTGAGCCTGTACGTGGGAGCCGAGTGAGCGGGGTTGTAGAAGAACGTCTGATTTTCCTTGAGGACAAGACCGTTGATGTTCGTAACAGCGGTCTTGAGCTGGTCAAACGTCATATCGTGCGTGACTTCTACGAGCGTACCGATCGTATCCTCTGTACCTGCGGTGTCGATGGATACCTGAACGGCGTTCTCACGAATCTGATACAGCCTCTTGGCGAGATCAAGAACAGCGAGAAGGAAGTTATCCTTGTCGAGGTTGAAGCTCTGATCGTAGTTGAAGTTGATAGACTCGGTGATCTTGTTCAGCTGCGTGTTCGTGTAAACACCGAAGATATCAACATAGATGTCGACATTCTGATGTTCTACCGTAGACGTAGCGGGGACCGTGATCTTGTAGCAATCCTTGTGATGACGGAGCTGTTCCTTCTTCGTGAGGCGGATCTTGTTGATGCTCGCCAGAGGAATCTCGTCAGTACGGACGACACCGTTGTGCGTGCGATACTCGAAGTACATGTAGCCGCCCTCGTCATTGATGAACAGCTTAGCCTCACCGAGGTCGCCCTTTTCGGGGAGATGATCACTAGGACCAAAGCCAGTGGCCAGCTCAACCTTATTTGCGACATATACCTGTCGCACCTGATTAACCTTGTAACCCATAAATAATTATTTCCATGCGGCACGTGCTAGTTGCACGGCCTGTAAAACGATAGACCGGTGGAGGTACGGATTGAGCTCACTAGTGCGAGCCTTCGTCTCTCCATTTATTGTGAGCCCATCCTGGAGGTCCTCCAAGATGATTGGCTTTGGTATGCGAAGATAACGCATAGAGTAGCCAGAGAAATCCTTCTTATAGATGATCTCTACCATGTCACCTGCCATAAGGCGCAGTGGCTGGATGGTAGGACCTGAGAAGGGATTGACAAGCCTCTTAGCGATCTTGTCGTGGCTGATAGGTGCGACTGTGATAGCGCAACCACCTACACCACTGATATACTCGTAGAGAGGCTGTATCATATCCTCTGGTGTGGCAAAGAACCTAGAATAGCTTGTCACGCCCTGGATGCCTTTCAGCTCCCTGGTAGTGGTCGTGACAGATGCTACAGCTTCATAGTCCTTGAGGAGAGTGTGCAGACGAGACCTGTTCTCATCGGAGCCGTCCAGACCAGGGAGATCCTCCCCGCCGATGATAGCGGAGAGGACCTGTTCCTGTGCTGTTGTCAGGAGGCGACTCTTCTCATACTCAGTAAGACCTGGAGCGCTGTTGCTCGACAGGTTGTTGTATAGAAGATCAAACTCGTGAGAGAGCTCCTGTACCGTCATAGTCTACTTTTCTGCGTCCTTAATACTAGCCTTGAGAGTCAGGAGCTCCTCCTGATTCTGTGGACGCGAGAGATATGCTGATGCATTCTCCAGCGTTGGCTCCTCATCTACATTACAGATAGGAGTGTTGTCCAGACGATAGAACTTACCACCCTTATTAAAGATGAGCTTGAGAGCTGCAGCTTTCTTGATGACCACCATCGAAGCGAGGTTCTCATTACCTGCTACCTCAATGAAGCGCTTAGGCGACTCCTGTGCGACCTTAGTCAGCTTGTTGAGGAGGAAGGACCTATCAACCCTGAGAGACAGTGCAGCGCCTGTGAGACGCTCCAGAACGGCACGCATGGTGTCGCGGTCGTCCCTGATGCCATTGAGGAGCATGATAGCGTTGATAGAGAGGTCTGCCTCTTCCTCAATGCGCTTAGCACGCTCATCCTCAAACGACAGGAGGTACAGATGCTCAGAGTCGGGATTCTTCCTGTGTTCCTCAGCCGACGTAGCAATGATATGCTTGTTAGCTGCAAGGACCTTGTACTCGATGTACCCTTCAGGTGTGCTGAGGTCAATAGACTTATCCTCAGCGTTGAGCTTGATAGAGTAGTTGTCCCAGTAGTTATTCACCCTGAGGTAGCCGGAGAGGGCATCCTTGGGGAGACCCATCAGCTTAACGAGACATTCCTGCTCTTCCTCAGTCAGAACCTGCACGTAGGATCCATCGATCTTAACAGGAACGCAGATCGTCACTGTCGCACCAGGAGCCCTACCGGAAGCGAGAACGTGGTTCTTGCTGGTTACCAGTGGGGTCTTCTTGGGGATCATCGTGACGTTGACCCTCCTATTAGGTAGCGAGAACCCGCCCTCGTTCTTCACGAGGACGGACTCTTCGATGTTGGTTGATTTCTTTGCCATTTCTATTCTATGTATTCTTAGTTAGCCTTAGTCCCTGAGGATCGAGGGGATGAACGACATCACGCGCGAAGCGTCACGGACACATACACCCATCGTTGCGGTGCGCGTGAACTGTACGCTATCCTCGTCGTTAGCAGAGTGCTGGTAGGTACCACCACCATAAGCGCTCAGAGCGTGGCTCATCAGCGTGCCTGCGACGTTGTACCTCGTCGTACCCACGATGACAGAGCGGTGTTCTTCTGCACCCTTAGGCTGTACAAGCTGGATGTTGGGGTTATCCGTCGTACCGCAGTCGAAGAGGTCGAAGCGGTGAGAGAACGCCGTACCACCCTGGGGGTGAGAGATCTTGTTACGAACGATGTCATCGTACATGCTGTCGATGTCGAGAGTGATCGTCACGCCGTTAGGAGCGCGGTACTCAGTGAACTGGTAGCCTGCAGACATAGCGTTGTCGTGGTAAGGACTGTTCGTCCTCGTAACAGCAGGAGCGTTACCATCACCGATATAAGCCCAGCCCTTGACAGAATCAGAGACAGCCTTGTGGAAGGCGATAGCACCATACTCACCCGTGCGGAGGATATACTTACGCTCGCCGAACTCCTTGTTGTCAACAGAGAAGTCTACCAGTGCGCGTTCAAACATCTCGATGTTGAACTTCGTGTAGTAGTGCTGGTTGCCGTAGGAGATCTGCTCGTAGAGACCTGCACCTGTCTTGATCTTGTTACCGGAAGCACCGAAGAGCGTGAACTCACCATTAGCACCCTTGGTAGAGCGACCATAGGCAAGCATGTTAGCCTTCATTTCACGGAACTGGATTTCAGCAAGCCACTCGGTGTAGTGTACCCATGCCTCCTTGATCTCAACCTTGTTGCCATTGTCGGGATCGATGAAGGGGTAGAGGAACATCATACCGCTGTTCTCCTTGACGAAACGCTCAGAGGCGACCTTGTAGTCGAGACGGATGTTCGTGAAGTTGTTGCGCATCCTGTTAGCCTCACCGAAGCGGATACCGCCAACACTACGAGACATTTCACTCTCGATGATCGTGTGAGAGTAGCTGAACCTGCGGCCTTCCAGAAGCTCCCTTGCAGGGATACCATTCTCATCACCGTTAGCGAGGACTACACGGTAGACAACCTGAGAGCCTTCGTTGACAGGGTGATCCTGGATGTGGAGAGGATAGACTTCGTTCTTCTCACCCATGATGATCTCGCCCTTGAAGAAATAGTCTTCGGGGAAGACCAGGTAGAAGGGAGAGAAGTTGCGACCGACGTTACCGTAGTTTTCGTCGATGATAGCACCGCTCTCGTCGCGAGCCTGGATCAGAGGGATATTACGCCTATAGCCGCCCACTACGTCCCACTCGTAGTCGTTGGTCGTTTCTACGTACTTGATGGGGAACTTGCGCAGGAAAGCCTCGAGGTTGCTACCCTTTGAATTTCGTGACACAAGGTTAACCATAAAGTCCGCCAGAAGCTGGGGAGAGCGATAGCCGATGGATGCGAGGTGGTTCTCGGTCGTCAGACCAGTCCACCCAGAGGTCCTTGCTACCTGTAAGGGCTGGAGCCCATTCTGAATTAACTTACTCATATATTACTATCTGATTTTAACAGGGGTGCCATCTATCAGATGTGCGATGGGCCCACCACTGCTGACTAATTGCGAGTTACCACGCCTCTCTGGCGTGCGTAGCTTAGCCTCCAAGGCAGACATCTTTGAGGAGACCTCCTTCTGTACTGCCTTCTGGCCGATCTTAGACAGGTCCTTGAAACCATCCGTCAGAGCGAAGAGCACGCCTACATTGCGAGAGAATGACACAGGGTCACTCTGCATGGCGTACTCTAGTGCGGTGAGCGTCTGTCCAGTGGACTTATCCTTGTATGCTGGTTCTGTGAGAGCCTTATATGCGAGATCACGGATAGCGTTGTCTACACCAAGCGTCTCATAGAAAGAGTTATCTTCTAACACAGCTGAACGGAGAGCCTGTGCGTGCATCTCGATCTGAGCTTGCTGTTCCTTAGCCTCAGCTTCGCGCTGAGCAAGGAGGTTGTTATAAGACCTCACGTAGAAATCCTTGCAGTCTTGAAGGGCATCGACAGCATCGGCTACATCAGTGCCGGCATTGATAGACTTCTCTACCTCGCGCTTTGCCCTTTCCTCAGAGAACCCCTTGTTGATATACGACATGTAGATAAGCTCACGTCGGGTGGATTCAGCTTGCGCATCATTCTCCTTAGTGAGCTGGTCCTCGTCAATATTACTCAGGGTATCGATGATGTTAGAGTACTGTGTGTACTCATCGACAGTGACGTTTGCAGCCATAGCCTCCTCAAAACGCTTAACCTTATCGCCAGCGCGGTTAGCCGCTTCCTGGTCAATAAGGTCTGAGAGTTGGTCTGGGGTAAGCTCTCCGCCAATCTCCTTGGGGTCGATGAACTTGAGGACGTTTCCTTTTACGAGGTCCTGAGCAAATGCGGAGTACACGTCTCCGCCAAGGTTATCACCTTTGACTTCTTCCTCATGGATAGGTTCTACGCCTGGTTCTTCGGGCTGCGGTACAGCTGGTTCTTCGCCTTGCTGTGGCTCCTGGGGTGCAGGTTCAGCGTTGCCATCTTCGGGAGT